CAGACCATCATGGAGGACGCCTTGCCGCTTGCCCTAGAGAGTATTGATCGAGCCAATGACCAGTAACCCGTACATCAAGAGCATCACGCCCCTGGTGCTCCAGGAGTGGCGGGAGAAGTCCAAGGCGGCTATCTATGAGCGTGACCCGCAGGCGTGGGTAGCTGACACCCTGGGGAAGCGCTGGTGGACAAAGCAGGCCGAGATTGCTGCCGACTATATCGACAATGAGCGCGTCGCCGTCAAGAGTGCTAACGGTACCGGCAAGTCGTACCTTGTAGCTGACCTGATCTGCCACTGGGTAAGCGTTTACCCGCTAGATGAGGCGCTGGCAATCGTTTCCGCACCTACGTTGGATCAGATCGAGCGCGTGATCTTCTCCTACCTGAAGGATAACTACGGAGCGGCGGCGGCCAACGGTAAGCCGATGCGGGGGTGGATCAACGAGGACCTGGAGTGGAAGTACAAGTCTCCTGCCGGTAATCAGTTCCTTGCGTTCGGCAAGAAGCCATCTGACCAGAACATTGTTGCGTCCTTCCAGGGAACTCGTAAGCAGCGCACGGCGGTCTTCCTGGATGAGGCAGGAGGCGTGCCGGAAGGTCTGTTTACGGCGGCTGAGGCAGTGACGACCGGTACCGGAAACAAGATCATCGCGATTGGTAACCCGGACACCCGTGGAACGGCGTTCTTCGATATCTTCACCAAGGAAGAGGTCAGGCAAGACTGGGCTCTTCACACCATCTCGGCTTTCGATCTTCCCACGTTCACCGGTGAAATTGTATACGATGACCCGGTGAAGCAGAAGGCCATGCTGGAGTCCGGTATGCAGGACCCCGCCACGGTCGAAAAGTGGAGGCGCGCATGGGGCGAGGGTTCCGCTCGATGGGACGCTAAGGTTCTGGGCGAGTTCCCCGGCGAGGACGACACCACGTTCTTCCCGCAAAGCACCATTGACGCGGCCATTGGCACCGAGATTGAGCCAGAAGATGATGACTACCTGTACCTGGGCTGCGACATCGCGCGCTTCGGACAGGACGAGACTGTGATCTACTCCAACTATGGTGGCCAGATTCGCCATGTGGAATCCTGGAGCAAGACGGACAACATTGAGGGTGCTCGGAAGATTCACAAGCTGGCCCTGGAGCTTGGTGCGGATCAGGTTCGCGTGGACTCTGCTGGTACCGGTTCTGGTGTCTATGATGCGCTGGAGGTCCTGGAAGAGTTCAAGGATAAGACTTATACGCTGGTCGGATTCTTGAGCGCCAATGCGTCCCCGGATAAGAATAAATGGCTGAACGCGCGCGCGTGGGTGTACGACAAGTTCCGCGAGGGCATGAAGAATGGCGAGATTGATCTGGACGGTGCTGACAAGAAGCTGAAGGATGAGCTAATCGCCCAGACCTTCAAGTTCAGCAATCGAAACGCACTCCAGATTTCCAGCAAGAAGGAGATGCGTGATGCCGGGCTGAAGTCTCCTGACTACCTGGACGCTGCTATCTACTCACACTTCGATCCTATCGAACTGGCCGGACTCGATCAACCGCAAAAGGGCGAGAAATATACCGCTGAGCCGGAAAATGTGATTGAAATGTTCGACTCTTTCTTCACTGGAGCGGGTCTTCCGGGGTAAATACCCAATATCTCACATGGTAGTATTGAAATACCATGAGGGCACAGAAAATCACTGAGGCACAAGAGAACGCTAACTCGGCCATTACGGATAACTCCATTGCGGAGATTCAGTCGGACTTTGAGCGACTGGAATTTGAATACTCGCGAGTTCAAGAGCGTCTTCTCAGCCTCGACCTCATGCTTGATAACCACGGCTGGAACGAGCTTCTGGGTGGCTCTGTTGCGGAAGAAGGCCCTGACCTTGACCAGATCAAGGAGGCCGCCGGTCAGATTCGTGAGCTTACCGCCGTCAACGCTCACATGAAGCAGGGAAACCTCCTGCGCGGAAACTACGTCTGGGATGGCGGAATCCATTACGAGAATGTCGGCGGCGCTAAAGGTGCGGGCAACAGGAGCATCCAGCGTTACATCGATGACCCCCAGAATCAGCGGAATTTCTTTGGCCCGGCCGCGCGTAAGGCAAGGGCCAAGGCGCGCTATACCGATGGTCACAACATCTACATCGGTGAGGACTCCACTAAGCTTCTGAAGCCGATCTATATCGAGCGCGTGACCGCGATTCTTGTGGACCCCGAGGACCCGAGTGAGATTTGGGCTCTGCGCATCAACCGGCAGATCGATCAGAACGATGCGCAATCCAATGTGGAGCCTACCTGGATTTTCCTGGATGAGTTCATTGACAAGCGTAAAGCTAGATTCATTCCGTACAAGAACAACAACGAGCCTATCGACTACGCCCACCGCATCTTCCTGAAGCGCGCCAACCGTACTGTCGGCTGGACCTGGGGAACACCAGATGCCCTGGCTGCAATGCAGTGGGTTCGCATGTACCGCGAATTTATGATTTCTGGCAAGAAGATGTCGGACGCAATGGCGATGATTTGGGCTCAGGCCAAGGGCGATACTAAGCAGGGCGCTCAAAACGCTGCGGTTCAGTTCGGCAACAAGCAGGGCTCTGGCGGAATTGCTGTTGGTGGACCCGAGCTTGCCGCCCTTGCTACCGCAGGTAAGGGGTACGACTTCTCTTCGGGGCAGGCGATTCTTGCCGCCGCTGCTGCCGCCCTTGAGGTCTCTGTCATTGCTCTTTCGGCTAACCCCGGGGCCGCTGGTAGCTCCTACGGTTCTGCCCAGACGCTTGACCTTCCTGGACGCATCGCCATCGCTGCCATCCGCGCCGAAGAGGCCGAGTTCGATGAGCAGATTCTCCGGTGGATGGGTGCCCGGAACGCTAAGGCGTGGTTCGATACGCTGCTTGATGCCGAGGGTATCTACCGAGCGGTTCAGGCCGAGATGCTGTACTGGGCGACCGGCCTGCGGGCTCCCGAGGAACAGAAGCGCGAGATGGACAAGATCAAGGGCAAGCCGACCAGTGACACCATCCCCGATGGCATCATGACCCCGAATAACACCAACTTCCCCGGCACGCTCTCTAACGATACTCAGCCCATCCAGCAGGCCAGCCCCGACCAGGGCAAATCGAATGGTTCTGGTGGAGCAGGCAATCTGGGGAATCAGCGTCGAGACACCATTGGCGGCAGTACCGGCGCATAATTACTAACACTTGGTATTTTATCTGATATGCTAGATGTTAGATTATGAGTAAGCGACTTATTGAACAGGGACGGCTGTCTGAGGCCACCGATGCCAAGAACGGCATCTTTCCTGTAACCATCATCACCGAGGGCGCAGGCTCTTCGGGCGTCTACTCGCGCGAGCTTCTTGAGTCGGCTGTCGAAAAGGCCGTCTTCAACAAGGGGACCAAGTCTTTCATCGACCACCCCAAGGATGCTTCTAAGCCCTGGGAACGGTCGCTGACCACCATTGCTGGAAAGCTGGTGGAGGACGCCCAGTTCGTTGAAGAGGATGGCGTCGGCAAGCTCAAGAGCAAACTCAAGGTCGATTCGCGGTGGCGCGACTTCGTTGAGGAGTACAAGGACGTCCTGGGCCTGAGCATCTACATTGGTGCCTTTGGTGAGCAGGACGAGAACGGGAAGACCGTCGTTGAGGAATTTGACGCAGAAGACCCGTACAAGAGCGTCGATCTAGTTGTTGCGGCTGGTCGCGGTGGTCGTTTTGACCTCGCGATTGAGTCCTACCGCGAGATTGAATCTTCTCTGGGAAATCACTCAGAGGAAACGGTTCCGGCAATCCCGCCGAGCCGCACAACCGAAAGTAAGGATATTTCCGCTATGGAAATTGAAGAGCTTGGTAAGGAGGTCGCGGACCTGAAGGCTGTTGTTGAGTCTTTCATTACGACCGCTTCCCCAATCCTTGAATCTCTCAAGCCTGGCGAGCCGGTTGAGGTCGATGAGGCAGAGGTCGTTGAATCTCTGATCGAGTCGGGTCTCACCAAGCGCTCCCGTAAGGCTGTCCTTGAGGCCGTGCGGAATGGCGCGGCTGTCAAGGATGCTATTTCTGACCAGAAGGCCGTTGAGGATGAATTCCGCAGCGAGCTTCGCGTCCAGGAGGGTTTCGTCAAGGGCGAGACCATTGAGGGCGATGCTCTCGAACTGGGGAAGGTGTTTGGCTAATGGCTACGAACATGTACAAGAAGTACACCGAGGGTAAGACCCGCGAGTGGCCGGTTGCGTCCGGTACTCTTCCGGGCACTGTGGTTCTTCACCCGATTTCCAATCAGGTTGGCATCACGCTGACCGCTCGCGGCGACGCAACTGGTCCGGCCAATATCGTCGGTGTTACCGGCGGCACGGTGAACATCGGTGGCGCTGGTAACAAGGCCAACACCGCTACTGTTGCCGTGGATGGTTCCTGGATTCTCACGGTCGTCGGCGTTACTGCTGGTGACACGAATGCCGCTTCCGGTGGTGGTACCGCTTCGGGTACTCCCGTCTACCGCGTGACGGCTGATGGAACCTACTCCCTTACCTCGTCTGGTGGGGTTAAGATCGGTGTTGTGGATGACGGCGTTATCGTCGGCACCAAGACGCCCGTACTGCTTGGAGCGAACCTCTGATGAGTGAACTCGACCTTACCGCTGGCGGCAAGCTTTCCGTCAGCCCGTTCGTCAACCCGCGCAAGGTTGCGGCTATGGCCGAGATGGTCAAGGGCGTCAAGCTTGGTGGATTCGCTGGTGAGCGTGCCCGTACCGACCTGAAGGAGTCGCTGTCCACTTCGGACGCCCCCTTCTCGTTCGCGCACCTGACCAACCTGCGTAACCTCCCGCAGTACGAGGAGTTCGTTCCGGACTTCGCCCCGATCATCGATGACGAGATTGTTCCCGACTTCGAGCCGATGACCTTCTACAACCTGAAGTTCAACTTCGCTGGCCTGGAGAATGGCAAGGACAACGACGGCAAGCGTATTGCGCCGAAGGTTGCCGAGCTTGACACCTACCAGTATGCATTCGGCTACACCCAGTCGTCTGCCACGCTGGCCGTTGCTAAGCGCGGTTTCAAGGTTGGTTGGTCGCTGGAGCAGGCTAAGAGCAGCGTTTACCAGCTTGTCCAGAAGTTCCCGGGTGACATGCTCACCGTGGGTCAGAAGACCGACAACCACGTTGTCTTCCGCGCCCTCAAGAACGGTGTGACCTCTGCATCGCGTCTCCAGGCTGGTACGGACTTCATCTCCGGTGATGCCGTCGCTAACACGTCCCCCGCGACCCCGGCCGCGCTTCGTGTTGCGATTCGCCAGGTTGGTACTCGTACCGACGCTGACGGTAACCGCGTTCCGATCCCGGCCCGGTTCTACCTCGTGGTTGGCCTTGGCCAGTCGGAGTCGATCCAGTGGGACATGAGCATTGCTCGCGGTATCGTCACCATCCAGAACGGTAACATTGTCGCCCGTCCGACCAACGCCCCGGCCGACCCCCTGGGCCGTATCGCAGGCATCATCGAGACCGACGAGATTACCGACAACTCCTGGTACCTCGTTCCCGCTTCCGGCACGACCGAGAAGCCCGTCCTGATCCGCGTGCGCCTTGCTGGTTACACGTCCCCCGAGGTCTATGTGTCGAACTTCAACGGCACGGCTCTTGGTGGCGGCGCGAGCAACAACCCGTTCCAGGCTTACAGCTTCGACAACGACTCCATCGACCTGAAGTTCCGCCAGTTCACGAACGCGGCGCTCTTCTCCGAGGACGCCGTTGTCTGGAGCCCCGGAGCCTAACCAAATTCTAGGGGGCCGGTAATCACCCCGGCCCCCGGGTAGGGAAATATTATGGCATCAGGAAAGCCCGAACCGGTTAGCTTCACTCAGGCTACTAGCTCTAACAGCCACGGCACCCCGAAGAATGTTCTCATTGTGGGAACTCTTCCCGCTGCGGCCCAGGCTCGCGCGACGACCTCCACCTATGGAACCGTCAAGCAGGCCGCTACCATCGCCAACCAGTCCACTTTCGCGGACCTGACGGCGGCGACTACCGCTTATAACAACCTTCTGGCGGCGCTCAAGGCCGCTGCGCTGATGGCGTAAGCTAACCCCAAAGATTAACCCCCGCCTCTACTTCGGTATGCGGGGGTTTTCTCTATCCAAAATCTGATAGACTGATATATAGTATGGTAGATTACACGAAACAGCTGTGGGTAAATGGCCCTGACGGTCAGACCCCACTTGACGCCGTACGCCTTAACCACATGGAGGATGGCATCGATGCCGCCTCTGAGCAAATCCTGGTCTTGAACGTCGGTGAGTCCGTACCGGTTGGTACACCCGTCAATACTGTTGTAATTCGCAAACTCGCATAAGGAAGATTGAAAATTGGCTAACTCTTCGGTAGCAAAGAACGACCTGGCTGGGCGCGCTGGTGCGCAGGCCACGTACATCAGTGTCGCAACGGCATCTCCGGGGACGGCTGGTACCATCTCCAACGAGCCCGCGATCACTCGTCAGCAGACCACCTGGGGTTCTGCTTCCGGTGGCGTGATTACCGGCAGCCAGGTTACCCTCACGAGCGTTCCGGCTGGGACCTACACTCACGTTATCCTGGCCACCGCTTCCACGGGGTCTACCGTGATGTACGACAACTACGCCCTGGGTACTCCTATCACCCTCTCGGTTACGGGCTCCATCAGCATCACGCCGACTTACACCGTTAGCTAAAACTTATGGCTGCCGTTCCTCGCTTCGGAACAGGCGACTCCACTACGGCAACGGCTGCCTCTGGTACCGGTTCTGCGCTAACGATTGCCAAGCCGTCCAATGTCGCCGTTGGTGACCTCCTTGTAGGTAATTTCTACTCGCAGTTCAGCGGCACCGTTACGAGCGCGCCCGCTGGCTGGACCCTCATTAAAACATGGGGTAGTCGCTCTGGTGGAGTCTACTACCTGCCAGTTCCTGACTCTACCACGCTCTCAGGGCTCCCATCAACATGGAGTATGACGGTCTCGGGTTCTGGGCGTCTGGCGTGGGAAGTCTTCCGCATAACCGGTGCCGACCTTAGCTCGCCAATTGATGTAACCGGGGCTGAAGCTTCTCAGAACTCCCTGGCCTCGTTCGCGCTGCCCAGCGTTACGACGACCCAGGCCAACGATCTTCTCCTTGGGTTCGCATACTGGAACAACTCCAGTACAGCGCAGAGCACCTATACGCCCGACGCGGCAATGACCGATGGTGAGCAGGTAAAGTCTCCCGCTACAGGAAACACGTCCGGTATCGACGTTGCCTATCAGCAGCTTGGTGCCGCCGGTGCCACGGGGACGCGGACCTTCTCGATGTCACCTACTGGTGCATCCAACGGCGGATTCATGCTGGCGGTGAAATCCCTCTCCACGCCTAGCGCTACGGCAGCTTTCTCGGCAACCGCGGGCCTGTCAGCTACCACTACTCAGGCGTATTCCATCTCTGCGCCATTCGGCGCTTCGGCCGGTGCTTCGGGGGCGGCCACGGTTTCCTATGCCGTATCCGCCCCGTTCGCGGCGAGTGCGGTCATGTCCGGGAGCGTCACAAGCGGGAGCAATGTCCCGGCCCCGTTCTCGGCTACGGCATCTCTGAGCGCAGCGGTTACTCAGAGTTATTCGATTGTCGCGGGCTTTGGGGCTACCGCCGGTCTATCCGCTAGTGCAACCCCCCAGTATGTAGTATCGGCGGCCTTTGCGGCAAGCGCTGGATTCTCTGCTTCGGCAAGCACGCTCACACCCGTACAGCAGTGGATCGCGACCCAGCCACTCTATGCCGCTCACCGCGGAGGCAGCGCAGACTGGCCACAGTCAACCATGTATGCCTACGACAATGCGGCAGCGTGGAATACCACAATGGCCCTTGAGGTATCCATGTGGCAGAGCGCTGACGGAGTTTGGGTAATCAATCACGATAACGATCCTTCTGTTACGGGTACGTGGGCGAATCCGGGGACGGGCAATATCTCCGCGCGCAACTGGACCGGTGATCTTCAGAACATTGTCTCATCCACCGGCAGTTACCCCATCATGCGGCTGGAGACTCTTCTTGCCAAGTATGGTGGTAAGCGCGTGCTTATCATCGACAACAAGGGAAGTCAAGATGTTGCCGGACTGATTAGCATTCTCAATGCTAATGGCGGTCCCGGTTACTATGTTTCCAAGTCCTACTATACGGCCGCTAGCTGGCCCAACTCGATGCGTAGTGCTGGGTATAAGACCCTGGGCTATTTCTATGATGCCGACACGTCGAACATTGCTGCCAACCAGAGCAAGTTCGATGTTCTCATGGAGGACTATACGGCGTCTACGGGTAGCTGGACAACAATCCTTTCCTACCCTCAGCCCGTCATGGCACATATCATTCCCGACGCCGCCGCCAAGGCAACCGCAACCAGCAAGGGCGCTGAGGGATACATGGTCTCCGGTGTCATGGAGGCCGTTCCGCAAACGGGCTATCTGGCTACCTTCGGGGCTAGCGCATCCTTCGGCGGGGCGGCATCTCAGAGCTATAGCGTCACAGCGCCATTCTCGGCGGCGGCAGCGCTTTCCGGGGTTGCAACTCCCAAGTACGCGATTGCTCCTGCCTTTGGGGTAACTGCGGTCGCGAGTGGTGGAGCGGTCCCCAAATACTCCATCAATGCGGCATTCGTTGCCAATGCGGTATTCACGGTTTCTTCAAGTTCTTCCGGTATCGCCAATGCCGCCTTCGCGGCTACGGCGAATCTCGGTGGGTCGGTCTCGGTTACAGTACCGGTATCGGCTGGGTTCGCGGCGTCTGGGGCGTTTAGCGCGAACGTTGTCATCTCACAGGATTACGAAGTATTCGTGTGGGATGGTGCCAGCCTGATTCCGGCAACGCTAGGGGTATGGGATGGTGCCAGCATTATTTCCGCAGAAGTTTTGGAAATTGTGTGAAATATCAGTGTAAACTGGTAATGGCGCATCGTAGCGCAACTGCCCCGTCTAGTGTTGAGTTCCGCAAGTCACTCCTCCTCTCCCGCCATTTGCGAGTATATTCCACTAGGCGGGGCCTCCATTGCTTAAGGGAAGAAAATGTATATCGAGAAAATTAACCAGGCTATTGAAGATGCGGTTGGAGAAATTGTCCAGCCCCTTCAGAGTGCACTGGATTCAGCAAATTCCAGCCTAAGTCAGGCCCAAGCAGATGCCTCTAATTTGCGCTCGCAGGTCGCAACCTACCAGGGGCAGATTGTTGATCTTACCGCTCAGCTTAATCTGGCGAACCAGACCGCGGCGAACAAGGATGCCCAGATCGCAGGCCTCAATAATCAGATTACCTCCCTGGCGGCTCAGATCGCAGACCTGAAGGCGCAAATTGCAGCGCTTCAGCAGCAGGGCAACATCACGCCTACTGGTACCGCGATTGAATCCGTCCCGCAGCAGGGAAGCCTTACCGCGACCATTCGGCAGATCAAGGGGGATGTGGCGTTTAAGCCGCAGACTTACGAGTTCGGCACCTTCGATGGCAGCGCTGTTGGATTCTTCCCGTGGGTGGACACCACTGGAATTCACGGCTCGGGCGTTAGTAAGACGGTATTCCAGATGAAGGCAAATAGCGCAACATCGACCCAGATTGCCAGCGTTCCCACCGGAGTGGGTACAACCAATCAGTACCAACTGATGCGCGTTGGCGGGGCTGGACCCAACTCCAAGGGTGTCGCCGTAAATGTCCCCGTTACCCTGAGCGACTTCACGCTCCAGGGTACAACCCAAGGGATGTTGTATAACGGCCTCCAGCTTTACTACGCCTCCGGTGCGGTGCTGAGTAATGTCAGGATTGCGGGCATCCCGGGGAACTCTGCGGTCAATCCTGGTGAGACTTTTGGTGTCAATGTTTATCATTCGGATAACGTCGTCTTTAATAATGTGGAAGTTGATGGCTCAATCGGTGGCTCGAATGTTGGGCTCAATTTCGTCAATGGCTTCACCCTGAATGACAGCTACCTCCACGATGCGAAATACGGAGCGGGCATTACGGGATATACCTCGACCGGAAACATTATCTACAACCGGGTTCGGGCAATCAATAACCGATATGTCGCGTTCAACTTCGAGCAGTGCAATGCGGCGAATATCACGCTGAACAACTGCATCATGCAGGGTAGCAAGGGCGCACACATCATCATCGATTCTAGCGTGGGTAGCTCCAGGCTTACGATTGTCGACCCGGTTTTCGATGGGCCTAAACTTCTTGTGACCGTGCACGCCAAGTACGCAGATGGAAAGGCCAACCTTCAGAAGGACTCGGATATCACGCTTATCGTCAACGGACAGTCTCGACCGGACCTCATGACGATCCAGCGCGAGAACCAGAACGGGCTATAGGGTAAACTTATAACATGAGTAATGTTGGCATCGCACCCCCGGATTACACCACGCCGATTGGTAAGCTTCGGTCGCTTATTGGCGATGTCACCTATATCGAGCTAGTCCCCCCGGTTAGTGGCCAGGGGGACTATACGAATTTCTCCGACGATCAGATTCAGACCTTCCTGGACTTGGCTGGGGATAACAACCTTGCCTACGGCGCGGGTTACGCCTACAGCACGCTGGCAGCCCAGTTCGCGGCCGATGCAATGAAGGTCACCACGGATGACGAGTCTATCGATCTGACCGGACGGGCCGAAGCAATGCGAAAGCTGGCGGATCAGTGGTTTGCTCGTGGTGACGTGGCCGCCGCAGCGAGTAATGACTACTTCAACATTGTGTATCCGGAATATCAGCGCGAGTGTGAGACGGACGCAGAGCTTGAGGCGCGCACTACGCATTGGTGGTTCTGATGGTTGCCTTTCCCTCACGGCCCCGAGTTGCCTATGGGGATGTTGCAGCTATTGCCGAAACGGTAAGGCCCATCATCACCCCCTGGTATAAGGGGTATGTTCACATTTTCATTCCGCCCGCCCCCGGCGAGGGAATCGACATTGATGCTGGAACCATGCAGGTAACCATCAATCCCTATTGGAGCGGCCCCGCGCGCATTCAGCCGATCCGGAACATGCTTCTGTCTAAGGAGACAACTAACGATACCCAGGTTCGGACCGTCCTGTTCCAGCTTGGTTACGCGAAAGACGGCACGCTGCCTGACGTTCGCCCGGGACACCAAATCGTGGTGTCCAATGGCGGCAACAATCAGCTTCTCACGCAGTATCAGTATGTGGTCGGCGGTAGCTTGAATTCTACCGGAGCCTGGAATCACACCATCTTTACCACCGCCAATCTGGAGGTAAATCCCAACTACAGCATCGGTCCGGCCGTCTTCCCGGGTGAAGATGTTTTCCCGGATGAAGACCTGTTCCCGGGGGCATGACATGGGTGGAGTTGTGTGGATTCAGGGCAGCCCGGAAGGTCTGCTTAACTGGGGGCCAGAAACCGAGGAGAAGATCAAGGCTTTGATTCTCTCCATCATGGAGGATGTCATCAACGATGCCGCCGCCAAGATGCGAGAGTTCATCAGCACCCGAGGACTCCCGAGTTCTAAGGGGTCTGGGCGTATCGATAGCGGAAACATGCTGGCATCCGTGGACTCGGAAATTACCATCGATGGTGAAAATATCAGCGGTAAATTCGGCTGGCTGGCTGGTGGCGAGGTCTACTTTCTGGCGCAGGAGGAAGGCGCGGTTCTCTGGAATGGGGGCGTCATTATGCCGATGCTTGCGCTCTATGATGCCGGGCAGTGGGCAATTACAGAATTCGCTAATAGGGTAAAGGCGGCGCTATGAGTGCGACAGTCGGCGGCCTGAATACGTATGCCACGCAGAAAGGTATTTTCGACCACCTTACTGCGGAGGTTCCCTGGCAAGTAGTGGATTCCGAGGTACCCGATTCGGAGACCGTGCTGCTGACCAATGGCGTACTGAAGCCATATGTCGTGTTGCGATTCAGTGATTCGCTTGCGGCAAGTGGTCAGAATAGTTTTGGTGGCCCAGTCCAGGACGGATACTACTCGCTTTTTCAGGCGCTGTGTGTCGCTCCCACCGGAATGAAGGCGCTGGAACTTCAGAGTCTCTGTAATATTAAGCTCCTGGGTTATCAGGCCGACAGTAATAGCGGGCCGGTGACCAAAGACTTTGGCGGTGGGTCGATGGCGATCAAGGGAGTCAACAGCAGCCCCAGCTTCTTTGTTGCCATTAGCGGTTATCGCTTTCTGACAAATATGGCCACCGAATAACATCCGATATTTTAGATGTAAAATATGCTAAACTGGAGTAGATATGACTGACGAGACCACCTTCTACTATGTGCGAAACACCGTGTCTGGTGTTACTATCGCGCAGACCGCTGAAGAGGCCGCTCACATCCTCGCGCACGAGCAGTTCAAGAAGTACCACATCCTTGTGGACTCCCCGAAGGACGAGGTTCTTGCTCAGCCGTACTGGGTGGATGACGACGGCTCGCGCCACCCCATTGAGGGTGCTGACCCCATCCAGCTTCCCGAGGAGCCCAAGGAGCCTATTCAGGTCCCCACTGAGCGCCAGGACGAGAGCAATGCTGGCAAGACTGACGAGGACGACGAATAATGCCCACCCGACTTACTCGCAATTCGCAGACGTGGGCAATCGCCTACCAGTCCGCGTTTGCCAATGCGGCTGCCCCCACGACCACTGAACTGAACAACTCCAACTTTGTCTTCAAGGTCTCGTGTGCGCTGACCGAGGATTCCACGAGCATGACGCTTGGTGACTCCGACACTGACTCGACCATCACCTTCTGCTCTATTGGTAATGAGCAGACGATCACTAATGCCAACCCGGCTGCGCAGTGGACCTGGCTGCGGGATGCTAACACTGGTGGCTCCGGATCGACGGCTGACCTCACGTCGCTGTACAACCTGATGACTGGCCTTCTGGACCTCCCGGACTCGACCTACTGGCTCATCTCGCGGACCGGCAAGCAGGGCTCGCAGGACGCCAACTTCGCGGTTAACGACCGGATCAAGATGGCACTCTTCACTACCGACTATGCGCTTGACCTTATCGAGAACGGAAAGCCTGAGCGCGGCCAGCAGAACTTTATCTACGCTGGTGGCGTCAACTGGAACTACAAGGTGGCTAGCTAATGACGAACACTAAAGTTGCTGCGACCGGTAACCTTACCGCATGGTGGGGAACCGCCGCCGCTTTCGCTAACCCGGCCAAGCCCACTGTTGCCGAGCTTTCCGCCTGCATTGACATCACGCAGGCTATTGCTTACGACAACTTCGGATTCGGCTTCCAGGCGTCCAACAAGAACTCTGACCCGTCGTGGGCGGACACCGGTAACGTTCAGACCCGTGGATTTGCGAACTACTCCGGTAGCATTTCGTTCTTCTACCCGGCTGCGTTCGATGTTCCCACCGACAACACGTACCTGACCTGGGACGCCCTGGATCAGCGCCTTACGGTGGGCTTCCTCATCTTCCGCTTTGATGGTGCCAAGGTTACCACTGGCCCGGTTGCGAACGACTTTGTTCGCGTCTACAAGGTTCAGACGGATGCCTGGAGCGATGTCAACACGGGTGAGGTCAACTTCAAGTACACCATCTCCTTCCAGCCGCAGGGGGTCGCTTACGTGGATGCCGTTGTCGCCACCACGGCACCGGTTCCGGTTATTGCCCTTGCTGCCGGTGGCACCACGCTCTCGCTGGCTGCTGGCAAGAAGGCCACTATCACTTACCGCACCGGCCGTCAGCTTTCCAGCAATGGAACGCCGAGCTTCTTTACGTACACGTCCAGCGACACGACCAAGGCGACGGTTGACAATAACGGTGTCGTCGTGCCGGTTGCGTCTAGCGGAACGGTGACGATCACTGCAACCGACAAGGTTACGGGAGCGGTCTCCACCGGTCTCGCCCTGACCCTGGCGGCGTAAGTTTCGGCCCTTCCGCCGAAAACCTAAAGGAACACCCGACAATTAGAAGGCCCCCGAGAAATTCTCGGGGGCCTTCTGTCTATCCTCCCTATGGTAAGATAAATGTGAAATACTTTCTAGAGGAGAGAGACTTTGAGTAATTCTGATTCGCTGCTGAACAAGGGCGTCTTTGACCTGCGAGCCGTGCTTGCTGAGCGCCAGCTTCCCGAGACTGAGGTTTCCTTTTACATTGACGAGGACATGGGGCACGCTCTGGAACGCGTGGAGGCGCAGCTTAGCAACCTAAAGAACACCCTGGCGGTGTCTAAGCTTGGCGATGACAAGGCCGCTATCAAGCAGGCCCAGACCGCAGTCAAGAAAACTGAGGATAAGCTGGAGGAACTTCGTCAGGCCGTGACGCCTTATAAGGCCCATATCAGGACTATCACCCGTAGGGCTAAGTTCGACATCCAGAGCAAGGCCATCCACAAGTTCCCGTTCCAGCGAGATGTTCAGGGTTTTGACGACGCCGAGAACGAAATTAATCGCACCCGCTATGCTGACGCGCTGGTGTGGGCATCCCACCTTCGCTCGATTGAGGCCCCGGACGGCGCAACCCAGACCTTTGCCGGTTTCGATGACCTGGAGAAGGTTCAGGACATCATGGACACCATTCCTGAGAGTGCTTATCGACGCATCAACAAGGCCATCGATGACTTGATGGATGACGGCACGCAGTTCGAGTTCGCCGCGCAGAATGAGGATTTCTCCTCCGAGTCTTGACCGAGTGGGCTGACCACAAGCCGATCCTATCGGATATACGGTTGGCGATCAAGACTGGCCAGCGGCCCACGGCGATGATTCTTCGCGATAAGTACGCTGGTTATCGCGACTATGACGACCCCCTGTGGCAGGTTGAGAACGCCCACAAGTTCAATCCGTTGGAGTGGACCGAGTGGGACATGACACTTGCATCGGTAGCTCAGCTTATTGAGGATTACACGGACAAGAACAACGGGCAGCTTTATTGGGTCGATGCCTCAGAGAAGGTCCAGTGGGAAATCCGCAGTTCCTTTAGTGGATATGACGCGGCGATCAAAGCTGAAGAGGAGACCCACGAATTTCTTCCTGGTGAGAGCTTGTACGCCGTGCCGGTCATTGACGAGGATGATCCGCCTACCTTCCAGGAGTGGATTGAGGGTCTGGATAATGACTCCCTGCATCCCCCGGGCTATAAGAACTCTGGACATCTGGAGTGGGAGATTCTTGATGCGCGCGATGAGGCAGATAGGAAACGTCAGGAGATTCTGGAAAAGCTTCAAAAGGGCAAATTGTAGCACCTGCTAAACTGGAATAGTCTATATTGCATCTAATATTTTAGGAATCTGGTGACAGGCGAGAACGATTTCAAGCTAGCGCTCATTGCTGACCTCTCGCAAATGGAGCGTGGGCTCGCCCGCATCACAAACAACCTGGCGGGGGTTGTCGGTGGGCTTCGGGAAACCGACTCGGCAATCAAGGGCACTGAGGCGACCAGCAAGAAAGCTGCTGAATCTCAGACTAAGTTCAGCACTTCGCTTAATTCCACGCGATACGCCCTCTATGATGTTAGCCGGACCCTTGCCGTAACCGGTATCGCCCTTCTCGGCATGGCCGCGCTTCCTACCAAGGTGGCTATTGACTTCGAGCGAGAGTTCGCAAACGTCAAGCGTACCGTAAGTGGTGCCACGAGTGCAACTAAGGCATCCCTGATCGATCTTTCCAACACGATCCCGGTAACCTTCAAGAACCTTACCGAGATTGCCACCCTGGGTGGCCAGCTTGGCATCAGCGCAAGCGGCATCATCAGCTTCACCAGCACGGTGGCTAAGCTGACGGCCACGACCAACCTCTCTGCCGAGGTGGCTGGTACCGCTCTCGGCCGATTCAAGTCCTTCGGTCTGGTCACTACTGATCAGTTTGGCAACCTGGCATCTGCCATCCTCAAGGTTGGTGTGAACTCGGTCGCCACGGAGTCGCAGATCGTCGGTATTGCGACAGGTATTGCCGGTATCGGTAAGGTGGCTGGCCTCTCGGCCGCGACCCTTGTCGGGTATGCCGGTGCGCTGGCTTCCGTGGGAATTCAGCAGTACGCCGCGCGTGGAACCACTCAGCGCTTCATCACCGAAATCCAGAAGGCCGCAAGCGAGGGTGGGCCTGCACTGGAGACCTTTGCCAAGATTTCGGGCTACTCGGCAGAGAAGATTCAGTCCTCCTTCGGTACCGACAAGTTCAACCCGATCTTCCAGTCTCTTATTGAGAACCTGGGCGACACGTCGCGAACGGGTAAGGACCTCAACAGCACGCTTGCAGACCTGGGTATTAACTCGGTTATCGACCGCCGTACCCTTCTCCAGCTTTCCGCCGCGCCGCTCGCCGTTAAGCAGGCATTTGCCGACGCCAACTCTGGTATCAAGTCCAGCGCGGAACTCAATAAGCAGTATGGCAACATCGCCCAGACGACCGCCTCCAAGATTCAGGTTCTCCAGAACCAGTTCCAGAGCCTCCTAGCGACGACGGGGCAGGCCAGCGCGGGTGGTCTAAACTTCCTGGTTGGTGGCATATCCGATGTCGCGCGCACGCTGACACAGCTTGCAAGTACCGATGCTGGTCAAATCTTCCTGACCATTGCAACCGGCGCATCCCTGCTGGCCGGTGCCCTGGCTCTGGCGGGTGCTGCGGGTACCCGCGGTGCCGCTGGCCTCATCGGAATGGTTACTGCGCTCCGTGGCCTGAATGCGGAAACCGGTGGAAGCATCGGACTCATGGCTGCCCTGCGTACCGAGCTTGAAGCTACGGGACGCGCCGGGCGAATTGCCTCGCTGGGCATTGGCGCTGCCGGGGTCGCGGTCAAGGGCCTGGTTGCCGTTGCCGGTGTAGTGGCTGTGTCTCAACTCTTCGGCTGGTTCATGCGCATGGGCGATAATGCCGCCGCGGCATCCATTGACGTTGAGAAGCTGGGTGACACCACCCTCAAGGCGGGGCAGAAGATTAGCGCGCAGGCTAAGGAGCTTGATCGGTTCACCCGCGCCGCTAGCAGCTATCAGTCTTCGTTCAATATCACCGCTGGTTCCATTTCTGACCGTACCATTGGTCAGATCAATAACCGCATGGCCCAGCAGGTTACGGGTATCAACGGTGCATTCTCTCAAGCCGGTAGCCCGCTTAAGGGAATCGATGATCTTCTGGGTGGTCTTCCTGGTCACTTCTCTGGTCTGGATCAGGCGCGCGAGGCGGTGAACAAGATCGATGGCGCTCTTGCCAAGCTTGTCAAAGGTGGCAACATTCAGGGCGCTCAGCAGGCGATGACGCATCTCCTGGCTACTATCGGTGGGCAGGGCCTGAACTACGTGAACTTCAAGGAGTTCATGGATCAGTTCCCCCAGTACAAGAAGGCTCTTCAGGACGCCGCCAAGGCTGCTGACGCGGCCACTAGCGCTAACGCCAAGCTCAATGCTTCCGCCCCGGTCGATCTGGCAAAGACGCTGAAGGACCTCAGTGGTTTGGATGACAAGGGTCTTGCAAAGTACACAGAGGCTTATAGCAAGAGTGTCGCCAGCCTAACGGACTTCAACTCTATTGTCAAGCAGGTTCAGAATAGCCAAGCCCAGGCGAGCGCCCAGTCCAGCCTGAGCGCGGAGGAGCAGGCCAAGGCATCTCAAGCAACCGCCGATTCTGCCGTGAGCCTCAGTTCCTTCACCGCCCAGCTTAATGTCAACAACGAGGCCCAAAAGGGATGGCTCGCCAATCTGGTAACGCTCTCTACGCAGGCTGGACCCGCTGCTGCCCAGCCCTTCATTGACGCGGGCTACAGTGCGGTGAACGCATCCATCCTTCAGCAGCTTGTGGATGCTACCCCGGAGCAGCGAGATGCCTACATTGCCGCCCAGCAGGAAGCTGCCCAGCTTGCAAGTGCGCAGACGGCTCAGGCCCTGCTTGCATCCGGATTCATCGTCACGGCTGCTGGTGGCTCGATTGGTAAGGATACCGCGGCTAAGCTCGCCCAGGGTATCCAGCTTGGTCTCCCGGTTGAAGCGCTGATGCAGAGCCTCAACCTGCGATTCAATGCCAACCCCGTTGTTCCCAAGGTTGACCCGGGACCCGCCCAGGACGCCATTCGCCGTATTGTGAACTATGGAAACAACCAGAGTATTCGTATTCCAGTTGACACTTATGGTCGCAACATGGTGGCAAACCTTGGCGATGTTCGTAACCGAGTTTACGCTTCTGGTGGACATGTCACCGGACCCGGAACCGGAACCTCTGACAGCATCCCGGCGCGCCTCTCCAACGGCGAGTATGTCATCAAGGCCTCGCGTGTGCGCGCTCTCGGCGTGAGCTATCTCGACTCCCTCAACGGTGGTCGCAGTACCCGACCGAATCACTTCGCGGATGGTGGCCCCGTCAGTGGTAGTGGAATCACATCTGGTATTGTAGAACTTGGACCTAACACCATGAATGTCATGCGTGGAATGATTCAGCGGGAGATTACAGTGGCAATCGGAACAGAGGCAATCGCGCGCTCTGCAAATGCGGGTAACCGCTCCATCAACCGACGTGGAGGGATGTAATGGCGCTCTCTAATCAGATGTGGTTCGGCACGACGCAGAAGATGCAGCTTGTCCGTGTGCCGAGTCAGGGCATGAAGCGTAGCCGGGTGGGATATTCTGCATCTCATCAGCTTGAGAACGGTGGCATGTTCATCTACGAGGCCGCTCCGACCAAGCATCTGGAATACAAGATTGACTTTGGAATTTACGAGGCCACGGGCTCGGGAGGGCTGGACATCTACGCCCATTATGCGCAGGGGTTCTATGGTAATGGGCCGTTCTACTTCGCCGACCCGATGTACTACGACGTGAACCTCTTTAGTTACATGTGGAGCGCGCCTGGCATGTCTCCGCGGCCCTACACCCTTTCTGGGATTGGCGGGGTGGTTGCAACGGCGGCTAATACCGTAAACCAGCCCAGTAACTCGATGACCACCTATATTTCAGATTCCGTCGCCAACAACGTATTTGATACCACATATTACAATCCCACGATTATCCCGATCCCGCCGGGCTACACCCTCTGGCTGGGTTGGTCCGGAAGCGTCAACCTGAACGGCGCGATTCGCATGGAGTCGTGGGTTTCCGGTGCAACAACGGCCGCCGCTTCTGCAAACCTGACACCGCTTTCTGTTACCGGTACGACCCGACTCAATACCTCCGTTGCCAGCACTTCTGCTGAATACGTGAAGATCGGATACGCGAGGAGCGCTACGGGAACTGGAGCAAATGTCACGGTTACTTCCATGATGGCCCAGCTTTGGCCAACTGGGGTAACGCCCACACTTACTGGTAACTTTATCCCCGGAGAGGGAAATAACGGCTGTAAGTTCCTTGACGGAGCGGTTGAGGAGGAGTACATCATGAGAGATAACCAGAGTAGGAATGTTCACCTGAAAGGCCTCTCGTTCTCGTTGGCGGAGGTCGGTTCGTGGCAGTAGCATCTATCACCTTCCCCAGTAACTCGATGGCGGTCAAGGGGGACATTCTTCCGGGCTGGTCCGTGCAGGAAGATGCCACTAGCGTAGACATTCTCGATACGTCCGGATCGACAGGCGGGGTGTCTGCATCCTTCCGCAGGATTCCCGAGACCGTTGCAAATACGCCGAACCAAGGTCCGGTCCAGTCTTCTGAATTTCTTATTGACCAGTCGGTTTCTTTTCAGCATGAGACCCTGGGCTCCCTTTTCGGATACATCACCGATCAGAACTCCAGCGATGGGGTTGTCAGTGTTGACATGTCAACGGTCCTCGACTTCCTGAACCAGGATGTAGACGCTCCGACTTTTATTGACGGCTCCCCTTTCTATAGCTTTTCCGTAAGCGCGAACATGTCTAATGCCTACGACATGTTGGTGGATTACTCTGGAAATATCTGGGTTGCCAGCAACGGTCAGTATGCATTTCAGTATGATCGCTGGGGCTCTCCTATCGGGCAGGCATATTTCGGGTCAAGCTCCAACCTGCTGAGAATCGGTATTGATTCCAGCGGCAATCTGTATGGAATGTCGGCCCTGCGTGTTGTCAAATGGGATGCCACAACGCATGCGAACACCACGATTATTACAGCGTCGTCTGGTTCATTCTTCGACATGTCGATCAATGCTGCCACGGGAATGATTTACCTTCTTACGAACGACACCACGCTCCATGCCGCCGTAAAGAAGTACAATCTTTCTGGCACCTTGCAGACATCGTGGGGTTCCAATAACCCGTCGCTGGGCACGCCGACACCAGATACATTCGGTAACATCCTCGGAATTGGCACCAATACAAATGGTAGTCAGGTATTCGTTGCTACCGGAACTGCGCTCAATTTCTCCGTTGGTTACGCGGTGGATATCCAGGTATTTAGTGCGTCAGGGGCGTACTCTAGCACCATTACCTATAGCACCAATCTTGACTACAATGATATTCGCATGAAGCCCGCGACTAGTGCTACTGGTGGGCCGATGATGCTTACGCTATCTGCAATAGGAATCGATTACTCGTCCGGCAGTCCCGGCGGAACTTCTATCATCAATCGCGATATCACGATGCCCCGAAATGGCAGCGCGGTTGCCCCGTTTGGCCAGATGGCTATTGCCGCTGACCCCAATGGCTTCGGCTTCTATGTCGTCAAGGGAACCACCGTTACGCGACTGGCTGGAGGTAAGCTTTCTCCTTACCAGGCATTCGAGTGTTATTTGGGCCTCGGTGGCTTCGGTGTTGTGCGACCGGGTAGTGTAAATTATACGAACCTGACGACCAGCCAGCTTAACACTTTTGATGGCGGATATTTCCCGGCGTGGAGTGGTAACTTGTGGACAATGCTGAAGCAGCTTGGCGCAAGAACTGGCTTCTATATGACAACCTCTGGTGTCACAATTAATGTGACGAGTATCAAGGGTACCCTGCCGCGCATTGATGTTAGCAATAAAGGGGGATCAGCGAATAAGAAGGTAGAAACTGCCAGCGGCCGTTTCGTCAATGTGACCAATCTCAACTCGGTGTCCGCCAAGGCAGCTAATATAAATCTCTATTCCAGCATCCCTAGTGATTCCGTCATCAGTGCTGACTACAATGAGACCAATACCACTACCATCAACTCCAACAGTTATCCGGTATCGATCGATCCCATAAATAATCTCCAGGGGACGGTATGGAGCCCCATTGGTAGTGTTTATATGGTCTCCGACTCCTCCAATCCTCCGCTTCTCCTGTCCACCGGGCAGTTCACCGCGGCGGGTGGGAGCGTCACCGCTAGAGCTTCGAATACTCCTGGCTCGATTGACGTGACAATGGCTGGCCCCAAGGTGGCAATCGCCGGGTTTACGGCTCCATTCTCGCTGGCATATCCGGTAGGTTCGCAGAAGGTTCCCGCGCTGTCCATTGTGGGCAATGGCGTCATCGTACAGCCGCAACTTATTACCATCGGCACGGGCGCGAACACCGTGATTACTTCGGAAGAGAACATCCCGAGTATCACCAGTCCGTTTATCAATAACGGATCGATTGCCTACGATACAGCCCAGCCAGCCTGTCTGCGCATGGGCTCTGGCGACCTCACCCTGAATCTAAGCATTCCGATTAAACCTGAGCATACTCTGGGGTCGATAGCTGGGGCAATTTTTCTTTACCAGAGAACAAAGTGGCGCGTTACATCTGCGAAAATTTCCGAGGGATTCATCGATATTACCGCCAAAAGGTTCACCACGGTAGCCGATGTGACACCCAATAATCCGACCATGACGGTTGGCCAGATGGATGCCCTGTGGTCTGGCTATCGGTATGAAGACAGATTCCTCTCTCCCGGAATTATTACACAGTAAGGTAGAATGTTTCAATGCCTAATAAGATAAAAATTGAAGGCGATGATGCGGTCTGGAAGCGCGCCGTCGATGACGAAATCACCGACCTTTGGGCGCAGCTTCAGGCTGCCTTGAACAAAATTAAATACCTGGAAGCGAGGGTTAAATAATGCCAACAACTTCTCCTGACACTATTTTCTATGAAGATGGAGCCACTGGCTATAGCGATGCAACAAATGCGGCGATGCAGGCTACCTCTATCCAGGCGGCATTCAATAAGCGCCAAGGCTATAACTTCGTATGGGCGACCCAGTCAGACAGAACCGCCCAGACGGGAATGAGCCAGGGGTCTACGGGTTATCAGCTTGATACCAAGTCTGAATATATCTACGACAACAGCGCCTGGCGTCTGAAGATTCCACATGCTGAGTACACGTCGAGTCAGGGTGTACCGAACGCCACGCTTACCCTCCTTGGGACTATGACCGTGCAGAGCGGGTTCTCGACGGATACCTCTTTTGCGCCTTCGACCGGAACCGCAAATGGTGGCATTACCCTGGCTCGGCCGGGAGTTTACGCGGCGACCAATACGGTCAACCTCAATACAGTTACAACTGGTCCGACCCTTATTGATATCGCCACCACGCCAAGCGATGACACCGGTCTCATTGTTCGACAGGCTATCCCGGCGTCAGTATCCTACGGCACGGTCACAATCCCCAACTTCTATGTCTCGGCAGCGAATACGACCATTTACTTCAAGGGGTACGCCGTTTACTCGGGGACGACCACCTTCACGAGTCGCGTGCGCGTCACCCGACTTTCATAACATCTGATATATAAGGTAGAATATATAGTATGGTAGCAGTTGATATTTCTTACGCTCAAACGACGAATATTGATTTCGTCGCTATGCGTGCTGCCGTCGATACTGTCATCATGAAGGCCGGTGGAAGCAACTCCGGTAGGTATGTTGACTCTAAGTATCGTTGGTTTGAGCCACGCGCTCGCGCAGCCGGGCACCGGATCGGGCACTACTGGTTCAACGGCACGGGAGACCCGGTAACTGATGCGGACTTTTTCGTAAACAACCTCAGTAATTACCGCTCCAACGACCTCCTGGCTCTGGATATTGAGTCGGAGGGGAGTATGCCGTATGCCTCCCCGGCATGGGCACTGGCATTCGTCAACCGCGTCAAGCAGCGCACCGGTCGAAATTGTGATGTGTATATGTCCAGTTCGGTTACTCGCGCTCAGAATTGGGCAGCGGTACGTGATGCGGGCTCGAAGCTGTGGGTAGCTCAGTATGGAACAAATTCCGGAGTGCCCCAGGGCTCGCCCAATATCGCAATTTGGCCCACCTATAAGCTTTGGCAGTATTCGTCCAATGGATCGGTTCCCGGATATGCCGCCCGACTTGACGTAAATATCGTAAACGAAACCCAATGGGATAGCAGCGGAAATGTTACCCCGATTACAGAAGAGCAGGATTATTTTATGCCTAAGAACTACAATGCTGGTGGTACCATCTTTACCCTTGGTGAGACCTGGGGAAAGATTTGGACTAGCACTTCCGATTTCTCATACCTGACCAACATGCAGGCGTGGGGCGCTCCGGTCGCGGTGAATATGACCGGAGACCAGATCACTACTGCCGTCAATGAGGCAAATGCTCGCGGTGCGGCTTATGCCCAGTCCGCGCCCGCCATTACCGATGCCCAGATCACGGCTCTCGCCAATCAGATTGCCGCTCAGCTTGATGTTACGGAACTCACTGAGCAGCAGATCAAGGATGCCGTTACGGCTTCGGTGACTCCCATCATCAACGGCGCGGTTGTCAACCTTGCTCAGAACAACGCCGACCAGACCGCTACTATCAAGAATTTCACGTTCAAAGCCCAGTAATAAGGAGGTTGTCCGGTGGTGGATAACCTCGATAATGGACAGTTGAATGTCAAGCTGGATTTGATTCTATCCCAGCTTGATTCGGTAGTCAAGACCATGATTACCAAAGACCTTTTTGACACCTGGCGACAGGGAAACAATGAGCGTCTTACCCGTCTTGAGGACGATCACAAGGCATGGGTCCAGGAATCCACTGCCGCACACGTAAAACTGGAGGCAGCGTCCCAGGCTCGGCACGAGCAAGCGATAAAGTCCGTCGAAACGCTTGAGGCGGAATTCAATCACCGGCTGAAGGAAGAAAAAGAACGTAATGACAAGATAGAGGCGGAGCAGCGGGCGCGTAAGAATGCAACCGCAAAATTCGTCATTGGTCTCGTGGTTACCATTGCCCTCTCGGTAGGGTCCATCGTCACCAGCATTGTCCTTGCCATTTCGGGTAGCCACTAATGACACTATTCGATCCGGAAATTTCTCGCGGTACTCGTATCGTGCAGATCATTGGTGCCTTCATTGTGTTGATGATATTTGCCGGGGTCATTGCATTCATGGGCATCGGGTGGAATAATGCCGCGAACGATGCCCGGGATGCTCAGGGTAACTATCGCGCTCAGGTGAATAAGACTGAGACCCTTCAGGACGAGTACAACAAGCTCTATAAGGAGTTCCAGCAGGCGACAGGTCAGAAGCCGAATGCCGCTTCCCCGGAGGATGTCAAACAGTCTGTGGGGCAGCCGGGAGCAACTGGACCCAAGGGCGACATGGGCGTTACTGGCCAGACGGGACCCAAGGGCGACAAGGGGGATGCCGGTGCGGCTGGAGCCCCCGGAGCGACGGGTACGCCCGGAGCCAATGGGGTAAACGGCGACAAGGGCGATACTGGAGCAACGGGTGCTCAGGGGCCAACCGGTCCTGCGGGTCCCCAGGGTCCTCCGGGAGCCAATGGGGCTAACGGCGCTGATGGACGTGGAATCCAGTCCATGTCCTGCGATGGCAGCGGAGCGACTTCAGTTTGGAATGTGACCTATACGGACGGCTCTGGCCAAACTATTGCCGGGCCGTGTCGGATTCCGCTACTTCCTTGAGCTTCATGTTATGCTTGAGACAATTTGAATTCTCTAGGAGAGGGGAATCATGGCTGAGGCCGTTTGCTTGACCTGCTTGTGGGAGGATAAGACCGGTGAGGAAGTTGACCGTTCTCGTACCTCCCTTGAGTGGGCTGAAGAGGTTGGAGTCAGTTCCTCCTCCATCCGTCGTCACTGGAAACATCTCGAAGATGATATTGACGCCGCTAATGCCGCTCTATCAGTCGCTCGTGCCGATGCGTATATCTGGGAGCCGATTCATCCAGCAACCCCCGTGATCGTGGAAGTGCCCTTCACAAGCTCTCAGCCGGTGCGTGAGCTACTTTTGGCTATCAAGGGGGCAGACGCCCAGGTGGGCTTTAGAATGTTCTCAGACGGCTCCACGGAGGCTTTCCACGATGAAGCAGCTATGGACCTCTTTATCCAGGTGTGCGCCGAGTACCAGCCGGACAAGATTCAGCTTCTCGGTGACATGCTCGATCTTCCCTCACAGGGTAAGTACGTCAAGGAAGCGTCATTCGCCCAGACCACCCAGCTTGCCATCGACTACCTTCACACCTGGCTTGCTAAGCTCCGCGCCGTTTGTCCCACTGCCCAGATTGTGATAGTCGAAGGCAATCACGATAAGCGAATGCAGAACTTCGTGGAACTGAATACACTGTCCACATTCGGGCTGAAGCGGGCGAACACTAATGAGCTTCCGGTCATGTCTATCCCGTATCTTCTGCGTCTGGATGAGCTTGATATTGACTACGTAGACGCATACCCCACAGCTACCGACTGGGATAACGCAACCACACGGAACATCCACGGCACGCGAGCAAACAGTGTCGGGTCCACCACTTCCCAGTACATCAAGGAACTTCCTCACATCAACACCTGGGCCGGTCACACGCACCGCGCCGAGATTACCTTCAAGAGCGTCCTCGGCGGCTATGGTGAGCCAATTGAATCCTACAGCGCCAATCCTGGATGCCTCTGCAAGACTGACGGTACCGTGCCGAGTGTCAAGGGTGCGATTCACTCCGATGGCCGCTCTGCTCGCACCGTGGAAGATTGGCAACAGGGTCTTGGGTTCCTCTACTACTCCGAAGATGGAGCCGAGTCGTGGCCCTTTGTGTATCGCATCAAGAATGGCCGAATGATCATCGATGGGCAGGAATTCACGGCCTAAAATCTGGTACCATTGATAGTCTATGAACGAGAACACAGTAGACGGATACGCTTGCCCGATTGACCCGATGGATGAGCTTCAGTGCGAGGCTTGTCAGTAACTAAATAAAGATCACGACCGGTTCCGCTCCTAGAGTCCAGGGCCGGTCTTCTTTATGCTGTAAACTGGTAGAGTCATAAACTTGACGAAAGACATAGGAGATATTAGATGACTAGCGCAAAGGCCCTCGTCGCCGCAATTTGGGGTGCCGTTACGGGTGTTATTGGTTCGCTTCTCGTTGTTCTGGTTGGTGACGCTACTCTTCAGGGACTCACCCAGGGCCAGTGGCTCGCGGTTATTGCCGCCGGTGTTGCTGGTTTCGGCGGTGGCTACGGTCTCACCTGGAGCGTGACCAACAAGCCTGGCGAGCCCACGGAGTCTCAGGCTGCCGTGATCCTCGACAAGTACACGGCCCCGGTTCAGTCCGGCGGTCAGGGTAACGGAGACATCGCCTCCCAGTAAAAACTCCCTAGTTCCAAGCAGCCATAAGGCCCAAGCAACTAGGGAGTGTGATCCGACTCGAACGGAAACCCCGGTTTCAGCAGATAAAACGGCTGGCCGGGGTTTTCCTATGTCTTTTTCAATTTAAGTTCAGTGCCTTCTTGGGGAAGTAATACTCTAGGGACGGACGGTGGTTCATCTTCGCCCAGTAGAGCGCGTGCAGTTGGCTGTCATTTACATCTCGGCCATCGGTCCACCCAACCTGCTTACCCGTCAGCCAATAACCATGCTGCTTAAGAACCTTGTCGCCAACGATGCCCTTGGCCGCGTTGCGCTGCCAATGGAATTCCCAAATTGGATGCTCCTTATCCTTCTGGACTAGCTCATATCCCTTGAGAAATCCCTCAATCTGGAGGGCGTTGGGATCAACCCTGGGCGTGCGGCCATCCTGGATGAATTGCTCAACCACGAAAATATCCGCATCCCCTGGCTCAAAAAGCATCCACTCAATGAAGCCGTCAGCACCACCCTGAATAAGCCTGAAGTCAATACGCTCAATGGGCTCATCATCCGGCACTCGCCACAAACTGACGCCGGTGGCCTTACCGGGATCAATGGCAACTAGTTTACGACTCAATCTTCACCAACTCAAATCCCTGGACACCCCAGATGTTCCCGGCCATACTATCCTGAATGTAATATTCGAATTTATCACTTGGCTTAATTTCTCTAATTATGCCCTCCATGCGATGTATATATGAGTCCGGGGCAATCACCCGCACCCTGTCACCCACCTGGAATTTAGGCATTCTCGATCCTTGCAATCTCCCGGTTGACATACCAAGCGGCCTTCTTCAGGTCTTCAAGCTCGGTGTCGGGATTCTTCAGACCGGCTCGCGCGATGTACTTGACCGCGTTGCCTCGATTAAAATTAAGCTGCTCGGTTAACTGGATGACCTCGATTCCCTTATACGACGTGTAATGGCTCGGGTGGTCGATGTTATCGCTTTCGATAACTTTTTCTGGGTCTACCAATTCACCGCCCCATTCTGCATCATCGGTTATAGACCACTTTTCACCATCTTTGGAAAAAGTGGGGTCACCATCGGCGTCAAAATCTTCAATCTCAACGACGGTCCCGGTCCAATCGTCGTTTTCCGCACCCATGAAGCGCCACTCATAACCGGTGAGCCGAACCTTGTCACCTACTTGATACTTCATCTCTCGATTTCCTCCTGAATCTGCTTGAGCAACATCTTGCCTCTACCATATACCCACGAGTCGCCGTTTGTCCAGCCCTTTCCGCCATCTTCGTGACCATAAACAATGTGAACCTTGGGCTTACCCCGCTTTACACCCTCGACGTAACTCCAGTGCATCACCTTGTCACGACCGGCCTTGTTGTGGGCGGGAACAAAGCTCTTGGCGTATCCCACCTTGAAGTCATAACCGTTGTCATGGAAAAGCGAGCACCACTCGTGAATCTGCGGAGCAACGGGGTCATCTCCAGTGGCCTCATGCCCCATAATCAGAATCTTCGGGGTCTTGCTGTCGCTCTCCCTGGGCTTGGTGTACTCCCTAAGCTGCTGGTCATACTCCAGGTGGTACCCCCGCGCATCCCGCCCCCAGTCCCGCGAAGGCTTGAACACCCACCCGCTAGCCGGACCCTCGGCCATTAAAACTCGTCCTGATAACAGTCAGTAAAGTAGTGCTCTTCCCAGATCAAATACTCCTCTTCAGCATCTCGGGAGTTGCGTCCGTCCAGGTATCGGTACTCCACCCACTCGATAAGGTGGGCCTGAATGTCAGCGTTGAGAGCCGTGCCGTAATCTTCTTCCGCAATATCGATCACGCTCATCACAAAATCTTGCATCTCCTGCTCAAACTCTTTCCAGGTCTCGCGTGGTGTACTCGGATTAATCATCACCACTCCGGCAGTTCGGCTTGCGGCATGCCAAGAACTTCCCGAAGGTCGCGTTCAAGTCGCCATGAATCTTCCGGAGAGAAAACATGCCACCCCTCATATGCATCGAGAATTTCCTTTACTTCCTTAATCGTAATCACGTCACTAGTTTCCTCAGCCATAGTAATCCGCCACAAGTGCATCAATGTAAGCGTCGTACTCAAGCTCCGCAGAGTCCTGGTTCATCCCCGCCTCATAACGCTGACGAATGAACTCCACCAGTCCGTTCATGTCGATGGGATCGGCGTAACGCAGCACCGCGTTAACCCAGGCATCCTCGGCCAGGTTAACCTTCTCAATGCTAACGGTCATATGAATCGCCCCTTTCGTTTAGCTTTAGTCTGAAGCTGACCTTGTTCAACTTCTCGGTCCTATCATAATCAGATACTTCCTCGGTTGTCAACTCTGTAATCTCAGTTCCCATCCATTTGGAAAGGGTCTCGAACACATGAGTCACACGCGGATCATCTCCACCAAGCAACACCCACTTCAGGGCGGCTAGAAGGCCCTCCTGGGACGTTTTGGGTCCGATCAAGGCATAGTCACACAAGAAGGGTGGAGTCGCGTCATACGCCAATACACGGCGATCCAGACCCCATCCGCTGTCGTAGTTGTTAGTGAGAAACCTAGGCACTACAAGAAAGGGGATACCAAGCACTTGCTTAGCATCCCGAATCTTGTTCATGTCTGGCTGGCCGTAAATCAGAAGCTCACGAGTCTCAGTCATCTACCTCACCAAGAACCCACAAAAGCTCATTCTCGGCGTATGTGAACATCGACTCTTCTGGAATCCATCCGGCCAGGTAGTACTGGTTCAGTGTATTCAGCCGCTCTCGAATCTCTGCCTCAGTTTTCATTTCTCTCCTCCAATCAGTTCCTCAAGCTCGCGGTCAATGTCGTCCAGCTTGCGCGCGTCCTGACGCATACGCAAGTCATCCATCGCATAACCGACAGCCGCAAGTACCCCCAGGGTACCCACGGTCATAATCAAAAGCAACAGGTCACGACTATCCATTACACGCCTCCAAGCCACTTCTTCCAGAACGGCGCTGCGGCCTTACGCTCTCGTTCAGCCTCAACCTCGCGAAGTCGATCAATCGCCTCCATGATGTAATCCACCCTCATATCCAGGATGTCACGAATGCCTTCATCGCTCCAGTCAAGGTCAATGCGTCCGCCCGCTGCATAACCAGCGTTATCATTATTATCTTCACCATCGGCTACACGGATGCTGATGTCAAGCCAATACTTCCTAGACATTCTCCACCAGCCTAAAGTTCTCGTTGCAGTTGGTGCATTCCGCGAACTGACCGACGCGCTCAAACCACCCCTTGTTAACCGAAACCGGGTCGCCGCAGCCGCACTCCATCTTCGTGGTGGGTCGCTTCTGTCCAGCCTTCTTCACCTCCAGCTTGGAGTAACCCTCGCGGTAGGTGACAATCGCCTTCTCAAGCTCTTCCACAAACGGCTTGTAGATGGCCACAGTGCCATCGGGAACGGTCGTGGTGCTCCAGCCCAGCGTAGGGGTATTCTCCAGGTTGATACCGGCGTCAAGCGCAATCTCGCGGAACTTGGCGTTGTGATAACGGCCCTTATTGGAAGTGTCCTTCACCCCGCGCTCGAAAGCGATGGCGTGGCTAAGCTCATGGAGGATCGTACCCAGTGTCGGCACGGCTCCTCGTGACAGGCTTTCAGTACCCAGCTTAATTTCCGAGTACCCATCGTGCCAGGAAAGAGAGGCAAAGTGCCCGTGGGCCATACCGTTCTTGCGCTTCCCAGAGTCCATGACAACCACGATCTTATCCGGGATGTCTCGGTTCAGAGTGCGAGCGTGCTCGATGATGCGGTCAACCGCGTTCAGAATACCAAGTGTGGGATTAGTCACGGTTAGCCTCAATTACGCTCTGGATGTCCACAAGGGCCTGAATGTAACCCTGGATTCCAGCCCAGTGGTAAGAATCCATAGGCTCTTCATTCCTCTTCACCTTGAGAACCTGTTCAATCCACGATTCAACACTGGTCAAAATGGGGTTTTTAGCGGCAAGTTCATCTACATAAAACCACTCACTGTCAATCAGGGTAACCTCCCGACCATTGCTAGAATCGAAATGCAGCATATCCCTATCCGACCACAGCGGGCTGCCAATAATTGCCATTTCTAAGCTCCTTTCGCTTGCTTGTATCTCTACTGTAGCGACCTTAAGCGAGAATGTCAAGGAACAAGATGAAGTTCCTTGGCCATAATCCAACGCGTTAGTATGTGCGGGTCATCAGGCTCGACCAATGCGAACAAGCCTTCTGGCCATTCACTAAACTGTCGAATGACTCCGGTATTTCCATAACCCCATTCAACGGGATCGCCAATCTCTAGCGACATTACTCCTCCTTGTTCTGGTTGATGATGTAGGTGACCTTACCACCCGTTTCCGTTCGAAGCAAGATGCCACGGTTCTCCAGGGACTCAAGCTGCATCCGGAAGTCTCGCGGATTACGGGCCTTGAAGCGATTGAACAGCGTAGGGCCACTGACTATCTTGCCGGGCCTGGACTCAACATACCGCTCAATCTCGTCCACTGCAACCTCAAACTCGGAAGCGCTGATCTGGGAGCCAATACTGATGAGGGTAGCCGCCCAGTTCTCGGCCTGATTGACTACGAAAATGACATCATCCATGTTGACGGTAGTTCTACCATCGGCGACGGCCACCAACGCGCAGCACTTCTTTATCGTATCGGCAAGACGGGTAAGCGAGGGATTCAGAATGTCGAAGTTGGGGTCACTCTCGGGAACCAGCTTGACCAATTCCCATGCCACCTCATCGAGTCTTTCAATAACATCCGACATGTCAATTGGGTGACGATTGCGGAAGGAGTTGCGGAAGGCCCAGGCGGTATCTGTCCAGCGTTTCACCGTAGCGTCCGAGTCCTCCAACGCACGCGGACCATCACGGAGCTTGGACTTCAGGCTGTTCTTGGTCACGTTACGCGGGTTACCGGTAGCCCAGATGAACCGCGCCAGGAATCCACTCTTGAACAGGTCGCGAGTCAGAACCTTGATAGTCTCCTCGGGGGTGCCCATCATGTGCATGACTACACAGACCTGAGCACTCTTTCCGGAGTCCCCCTTCATGCTCTTGCGCAGAATCGGGGGAAGCCATCCGTCGTACAGTTCCGCGAACTCCTCGACAAGGCCGGTCTGGTAGCCACCACGGGGATCAACAAGAGTCTTCAGCCAGCCATGAACCTCGTCCTTGTTGATGAAGCTCACGACATGCTCGCGCTCCAGGAGCTTTGCAGATAGCGCTTCCGGGGACATGTTGCCACCCAAGTTATACGCGGGATCGTTCTCGTAGAACTTGTTCGCCACCTTCATAAGCCGCTTCTTGGCCTGCGTCTTACCAGAGGTCGTCTGGCCCAGCGTGAAGGTATAGAGGTTGCAGAACTGATCGCCGTTCTCGTAGGGGATGTAGAAATAGTCTCCGTACATCATCGAGAGGGCAACCCATGCATTCATCAGGTCATAGGGTGGATTCTGCACACTGCTCTTAGACTTGGCCCAGTCAACATACTCGGTGATAAAGTTATCAAGCTTCGGGAGTTTTACTCTCTCCGCATCCTTGAGAAGCCGAACGTTACTTACGATGGCCTTGGACTGTTCTGGGCGCGGGGTGTTCTCAAACTTCTCTTGCTCATAGGCAACCTCGGCATCCGCCTTGTCTGCCTCGAATTTCAGACCGTTGATTCCGCGCGGATCTTCTCTGCTCCATTTGCTTGATGCTGGAGCGTGCCAAGCAACCGAGAGTATTTCGTCATAGGTGAGTCCACCGAATCGGAAGAGGTCGCAGAGCATGCGGTAGCGAAGGTCTGAGCGGTTGGTACCCTCCTTTACCTGGGCAGTGACTACCTCGATCAGGTTCTTCGGGAGCTTGGCCAGCGTGGTCATGTAATCCGGAAGGTCCCCGGGATCGTTCACATGTGACTGTGTGGAGGCGTGCTGAGTACGAGGAGCGCTAACCTCGATGTCATCATACGCGCTTGCCAATTCCTCCAGGGTGTAGACAAGGCCAGTGAACTCGGCAGTTACCTCAACCGGGAATCCGTGGTTGCTGTTGACGCTGCCCGGCACGCGCATAAGCTTGTTAGCGGCCCAGCTAGACACATCCGCGCCCTGGTCTCGATGAGCGTAAGAAATCTTCTTAACGACAAGGGCAACCTCAGTGGCTGGATACTCTCTATCAAGTAGCCACCAACCCTGCCAGCGCCCTGGTGAGGACTGGACCTTCCAGGACGGCTCTACGCGCAGGTTCTCAAGCTCACAGGTGTCCGCATCAAGCCACGCTGTTGTGACCATGCTGACGTTCTCAAGATTGCGAGTCTCCTTCGTGTAGCTCGCGGGGGAAGTGTAGACATCCCAGTTTGAGTTCTCTTCAACGTAGGAGACAATTTGCTCGAAATCCTCGGGGTTCGTGAACCACTTCTGGATATCGATGGGAGCCTTGGGTCCATATGATCCTCGCCGCCAAACCGTTACAGTCCCGGTCGGAAGGATGGACTCCAAGAATTCCCGCTGCATAACTCCCTCTCGATATTGCCGAACTTCTACTCTATCTCAATCACACTAGTTATGCATATATATTCCGTTGTCGGCCTTGCGGACTCGAACCGCATCTCCGGAGCTATCCCCGGTGTTCTAGACCCGTCCAGTAACTCTCTGCATCGTTTACGCCATCTAGAATCCATGCAGACGATATGTGGGGCCACACCATTTTAAACTATCAGCCGTTATTGCCCCGGGTGCCAAAGCAGCCTTGCGGCAGGGGCCTTACCAAACCTCCCATGCATGCGGGAGATGACCCGGGGACTTCCGCGACGATGGCCATTTTGCCGCCGAATTCCGGCAGCCTTCGCATTGTGGACCAGGGAGGAGTCGAACCTCCGATTTCCAACGGCCTCGACCTCCACGCTTCTGCTCGTCGTCACGAACTCTGCGTCGGTTCCGGATTCCGTTGGCGCGCCTACCCTCTCGCCTCTGGCCCATTGTCCGTTTTCTCGCACCGATGGACTTCGGTTAGTCATTGTCCTCGAACTGACTATATCTCAGACAAGCTTAGAAGCCGTTCGCGAAAGCATTCTCCTGGGCCGCCTGCTTCTTGCTCACGACGCTCAGGTAGCCGAACTGGAGCTTGGCGTCAACACCCGGCTCACCATCCTTCTTGGTATAAGGCCGCAGGGTCAGCTTGGCCTCATCAACGCGAACCTTGTCACCGGCACCAACCTCGGGCCAGTTATCCTCAGCGTACTGAGGGGTGGCCGTCAGTGTGTACCAGTCGGTGCCCTGGTCAACCCACTCGTTATTGTTGTTCTTGTCCTTGTAGCCCTTGCTCACGGCGATGGAAAGCTCGGCCTGCTTAAAGCCGCTCTGTCCCAGGTCGCGAATCTGCCACGGGCCACCAGCCGTTCCGACGACCGTGATGTTAGCACCAACATAGTTGTTCTCGTTAACCATTTACTTTTCCTCCTCTTCCACGGGGCGATGTGCTCCCTTTGAAACTTTATTTTTGTTTTGTAGTTTTTTCCGAGCGGATTCCAGACTTGGCGGATAAACCCCGACTACATCATATCCGTCATCCAGGAGAAGATCAATTCTACCAGCATTAATACCCCTCTCGCTAACAACAACATAGCCACGGTCTAGCCACTCAAGAATAGCTGCCAGATCGCGTTTAGCTGCTCCCATTTTTCTTCCTCTCTGCGAGCCTTAGTTTCATTGTCCTCTGATTTTGCCTCAATGTCAAGCAGGCTAGAAAACTTTCGTAGTGAATGGGCATATCCTCAGCGGGAATCTCTTCAAGCTCGAAGAATGCCGGAATCAGACTACCATCTTTTGCGATGTCGTTGGGACGGGTGTGAAGAAATCCATAATGCCATTCCTCACCATCATTTCGGAAAAAGTCTTTCTTGCTCTCACCCCAATTAGCCTCGTCCTCGACATAGAATATATCCGCCTTGTCCAGGGCTGCAAGCTGCCACCAATGCGAATCCCGTACTGCCCGTGCCGTCTTGATGTCCAGGAGATACAGCTTACCATCAATTCGGAGGATAAGGTCCAGCGTTCCCGCGTACCCCTCCCCATAGACCGTAAGCTCAACGGCTACAACCTCGATATCGTGGAGAAACTTCCACGCATAGTAGGCATCGACCATCTGTTGCATCTCATCTGAATCAATCGGCGGCGGGAAGCCCTGAGCACCCAGCAAATCCCATTCGACGTACTCATGTAATCCGGTACCAAGCTCCGCAAGGTCATCGAGCACGCCCTGGTGAGCGGTACGCAGTGGGTCACTGAGGTCAGGCTTCCGCTTGTGGTAGAAGCGGAGGAATCCCCAACCCTGTTCCTGAGTTCGCGACAGCAGAGAATCGACGTTAGCCACCGCATATGCCGCGGTCTGATCTACGCTCCATTGAACCAGGCCGCCAGGATCGCCCCCCATGCCGGTAACCGTAGTAACACCCGGGACGGTAATAACCGTTCCCTGGTCATCTGTCGCTGCCAGAATCATAATTCCGTCAGCATTGGTTACTAGTTTACACTTCTCGCCAGCCAGCGGGGGCCGGGCATATCCAGAACCCTGGAAGCCCGACGCCCTAACTCGATACAGTGGATTAGTCAATTAATAAACCATCCAGACACCTTCTCGGGCGGGTCCTCGTCCTGGACCCATGTACCCTCACGATGACCCGTTGCCCACCATCCAGTCTTGTAAGTCAGTTCGGCAGTAGCGAGTTCCTCAACCTCGGTAATGTAATCATCGGCGGCTAGGTTGCCATACTGCTCCTGCAAGAGGTTCAGAACCGCGCGACGAATTGCCTTTTCGTCTGTTGAACCATCCTTATCTTCAACGAACCACGAACCGCCATCTTCCCCCAAGGGGATTGCTCCAACGCTCATGCCTCAATGACCTCGCCCTTGGCAACGCGCTCCGCAAGGTGGTCGTGGAGCTTGGTGACCTTATCGGCATTGTTTGTCCAGAGCTTGTCATCGGCAAACAGCTTATTGCCAATCGGGACATAAGCGTTCTTGTCAGGGAACTGATCCGCGTGGGCAGCCACAAGCTCCTTCACCTTGTTCTGGGCGGTTGCAAGTGCCTGGGGGTCGGCTTGAACCTTCTTGGTGGGCGTCTTGGCTCCGGGAGCAGCCTTGGTCGGGGCCGTAGCCTTCTCTGCGGGCTCCGCACCCTCGTTATCCAGGAGAATCCCGTCATCCGAGTTTGGAATCGTGAAGGTGTGAAGCAGTGCGATCTTCAGGACCTGAGTGGCTGCCTTGCGGGTGGCCGTATCCGAGCCAATGTCTGACCCTTCACCCACCGACGACACCGTGACGCTGGAGCCGTCCTCAACCGCGATGAAGGTGTACTCAGCCTCAACCCGGGCATACAAATTCTGCCGGTTATTAGCCTCACGAACCTCGTGGTTGTAATACTTCAGCTTGGGGGCAACAATCACACCCTCCTGGACCATTAGCGCATGAACCTTGTCCAGCACATCCTCATACTTGATGTAGGCAAAGCCCCCCTTCTGCGCCGGGCCACGACCATTCTTCTCGATGGCCCCAACCTCCTGCTGAATCTTGGCCAGCTTTGCGTAAATCTTTCCAACTTCTTCAACCACGGTTACTCCTCCGACTCACTCGTGCCGCCTTATTCTTAGCTCGGCGCTTAGCCTTGACATGCGCAGGGACTGTCCCTCGGTAAATCGGGTGCCCCTGCGCAACCTTGAACCCAAGCCCATTCAGAATGGCCTTCTGGTATGCGGAATCTTCAGCCATTTACTTCTCCGAGTCTACGTAGCGCTGATATGCGGTATCAAGAATTGCGATTACGGAATTATACACATCTGCCGCGTCGTCATCATTGTATTCATGGAGCCGGTCGAAGACAAACTCGGCCACATCGATAAACTCCGGTTCTCGCTGCAAATACTCCAGAACAAAGTCGCGAGCTACCTCATCCGCATCAAACAAAATTGCCATTATTTACTCCTCCTCTTTCTCGTTATCTTCGGGCTTCTCGCCAAAAGCTTCCTTCAGCTTCTGATCCAGGTTCAGAATGTGAAGATCGATCCCCAGCTTCTCGCCCAGCCCCTCCAGGTCATTGCGGAACTCGGCAACCTGCTGATCCTCCAGCGCGATGGCCTCGGCCTCGGTAAGGGGAAGCTCCTGGTGCACGATGACACTATGGATAAGCTCATAGATCACGTCAATGGTGCGCCCCTGAAGGTCATCATCAACGGTCTCGTTTTCGACAATCTCCCAGTACTCATTCAGAGTATCCAGGATGGCCAGCAGTGCTACCGCTGGCCACTTGGCATCCTCTGAGTTCCGAACCTGTGCCTCGATAAGTGTTTCGAGAGTTTCAAACTCTCGCGTAAATGAATTAGCCATGTCTCCCTACTTAACCTTACGTCCGTTCTCAAATCTCAAACCGGCTCCGCGGACTCCATGATAGGGAGGTTTCACAATAGCTGCATCTGTACACAGATTGTATAGCGGGCATCCGTAGCACAAGTCTAGCGCATCAACCTTGCTGGGAGGATCGATTTCATACGGCTCTTTATCTTCGGGATTCGTTGCCCAGTCAACCCACGGATTTGGCTTACCCGGGTTCTCCTTTACCCATCCTACACACTGGGGCTGGGGGGCATTAGGATTCTGCGCAGCCTCTTCCAGTGCTATCTCAAATTCGCGTGGACTATCCCGTGAGACCGTCAAATTCCCACCTTCCTCATGTTTTTATTAAAGTCACGAATTGCTCTGGCATGTTCGATAATCTGCTCAGGATTCCAACCGCGACCAGGGAAGTGATTGGCGATAGCGTCTACACTCACGCCAATAGTCCGCTCGATTTCCGCATAGCTCAGACCCTCATCCAAATATTCCTCAATCTTCATCCATTGATCATCAGAAATCGCCTTCCATGCCTTTCCCGGAAAACGTCGCATTAAAGCTGAGCAACTGATCCCCGTATCCCTCGACGTTGCGGCATATCCATTACCAGCATTCAGAAGTTTCTCGGCTTCCGTTAAGCTTTCCTGGGGAATCCTACCAACGCGACGAGTCTCCCAGTCTGGCTCGAACTTGCGCCAACGGGTAACCGTCTTTGGAGACACCCCGATAATTCTGGCAAGATGGGAAGCTGGTTGCCCCTCGTCTAGTTCCTGTAGCCATTCATATGCAAGCTTATATTCATCCTGCTCAAGATTGTACATAACTATTAAAACATCCACCCTTCCGTATATTTCTGCTGCTTAATCCCCAGCTTCTTGCCTACTGCATCGAAAATCTTCTGACCCTCGGCAAGCTCCAGAGACTTGTTGTACTTACCGAAAAGCTGTCGAATCTCGCCATCCTTGGAAACCTCCATGTTGGCAATTAGGTCCTCCCCCTCATATACGGCGAAAAGATTTGTGCGCTTCTCGGTTGCATTACTAGAGTAGCTACCGATGCAGTTGTGCATGTAGTCACCCCAATTGCGTAGTTCGTCAGTCTCCTTGGCAGAGTGAATAGTATACTTGTCAACCGTCAGATTGTCAAGCTTCTGTGCGATTTTGGTCTGGGGAATTTCCTTATTCTCGTAGACATATGGCGTGTATTCATAGTCATCCATGTGTTCCCGGTTATGCGGAAACAGCGTGTCATGGGCGTCTTGCCAGGTTGTAAAGCGATATCCCTCGGGAACCCTACGTTGAATATATCCACCTGGACGATCAAGCAGTTCCGGCACGGTGTCCTGGATATACATCGATCCCGTATCACCATTATCTAGGATTAGATTCCTCGCCTGGTTCGCCGGAAGGTCCGCAAAGAACCTCTTGAGGCCAGCGGTAACATTCTTGCGCTCCATCAGGTATTTCGGCGTGAATGGGGTGATATACTTGCCATCCATGCCCTCCATGATCCACTCCAGCGGGACAATACCCTGAAGTGTCCATGCCGCATAGACGGGCTCGATACTTCGCTGGCGCGCGATCCACCGAACAAGGTCTTTACGATAGTTACCCTTGAATGCGCTCCGGGCAAACGCCGTGATATCTCGCTCTCGAAGGTGTGGTGCCATGTAGGGAACTGCGCCCATCGTCGTTCCGCGTAGTGCTGGATAGGCAATATGCTGAGCAACCCTGTTCGCCATGTCCTTCTTGGTTACCTGGCGATGCTGCCCTAATTCATAAAGAGCTTCGGTAGAAAGGTCAATGTCAAATGGTGCGCGCTCCAGAAGGTAGGGAAGCGCCTCACCACCAAGACTGGAGTACCACCCCGGTGCGGATGTAACATCTCGAAAGATTCGGCCGCCTCCCCGCTTAGCCGCGATTTCATAAACCCGAAGACGGCCCTGCTTCCAGGAAAATACAACCTTCTGGTGATTCTTGAAGCGCGTGTAGGTCTTGCCGGATGTGCGATTAACTCCACTGAATTTCTCTGACTCCTGTACCGAAATTCGATCCGCCGCCAGAAATACCGTGTGGTAGATGGGGTTTTCATAGGTTCCACCATTGGGTCCAGGAACCCATCGCGTCACGGCCCAGCTATCGGTTTTTTGCGGAAGTCTCAGAATCTCAGTCATGTGAAAAGCTCCTTGAAGATGAAGGTCTCTCCGGGCTCGGTGGGCAGATTCTTGATTCCGATAACCGTGGAATTCCAATCGTCATTCTCATAAAGAGCTATGATCGTTTTTCCCTTAATCTCCTCCCAGGTATTTACGCCAACTGCATTTATAATCCGCATAATAAACTCGTGCCCATAGGCTGTACCGACTCTGCGATCAAGCGCCTTATCGTAATCGTCTAGGCTATATCCACCCGCACTCTGGTGAAGCGCTCCGCCCAAGTGAAGCTGAAGGTTTACGGTAAAAATCCCATAATGATCATGGAACCCCAAAGTGGTCTTTTCGATCTTTGCAATTTTCTCAATCATGCGTTTACTCCTTTCAAACTTCGTCGCCGGGCAAGTTCCTGCTCAGCAAGGCTAGTATATGTGTCTTCGTCCCGTGTGTCAACCCGAGTAATGAAAAACTCCCGAACTGTTTTTTCCTGGCCGCGCCTCGGCACGCGACCAGTGGCCTGAGTATTGCTGACCCCATTCAGGCTCTTGGATGCCCAGATCACGTTCCGTGTGGCGTGCTGGAAGCCATCTAGACCCGTACCACCGGCCTCGATGACGACCACCAGATACTTGGTCTCACCGGATGCGAACCGCGCCCTAGCTTCGTTCTTCCTCTTGTCGCTCAGCGTACCGTCATAAGTCTCCGCCGCATAGCCCAGCTTTTGAAGCCTCGGAACAATCACATTGGAGTTGAACTTCTGGCTCGCGCTGAAGATGACGGCAGACTCTTCATCGATATCATTTTGAATAATGCTTGTAATCTCATCCATTGTGGATGACTTGCAGTTCTCATCGAATGAAACCACGCCGTCATCCAGAATCGTCGGCTCACCAAGCGCAACCTGATTCTGCCGGATCATCTGAGTAATGGGAAGCTCAACGACCAGCGGGTTATCCCCCAGCCAGGCCATGTATTCGGTCTCAAGCTCATCGTAAATTTTCCGCTGCTTCGCAGTGAGTTCAATCAGCCGCTCATCCCGAACCACGTAGATAACCCCGGGCTCCTTGGTTACTGGGTCGTACTCCACAATCTCAATGGGCGGGGCCTCAAGGTGGATGTGGCACGGGAGGCTGTCATACCATGCTCCGGGCTCCTTCTCGCCAACGATCTTCTTGTGCGAAAAACTGAATGGGTCGTACTCGATCTTGGCCCATCTACCGGCCCAGAGGTCAAAGCTACGCGGAACAATCTCGTCGTCCGGCCACAGCCAGCGGGGGATACTCCAGGCATTCTCAAATTTGTTGCCATAGGGCGTTGCGCTCATGGCGTGCTTGTATGCCCCGTTGAGGTAGTTCTGCCCGGTCTGAAGCTGGAGGGTCTTGAAAGTTTCGGTTCGACGGTTAGAGCCCTTGTGAACCTCGTCAACCACAATAAAATCCGGGTACACCAGATTCCACAGCTTCTCGCGCTTCACGTCCCACTGTAACTTACCCTTTTCGGTACGGCGCTGAACACCCTTACCATCCAGAATGGGGGTTTTCTTCCACCCCAGGCGAACGAAATACTCCATACCAATGAAGAAGATTCCTGGCTCATTCTTGCGAAGCTTCATCAGAATCTCGTCACGGCTCTTATCGTTCTTGATCCAGTAGAACGGCTGATCCATCCCCTGCCGCGCTGCCGTATGCTGCCACCCCAGGCGGGTACCGAGCGGGCCAATAATCAGGAGGGTCTGTGCCCCACGGGTCTTGGCAATTTCGATAGCTACAACAGTCTTGCCAGAACCCAGTTCACTCGTACTCAGGGATGCATTGGTGGGTTCAAATGCCGCTCGCCACACTGCCGCCGTCTGCTCGGCATCAAGTTCTAATGGCTCCAACTTCACTGGGCATTACCTCCGTCATATACATTCGCGGGAAACATGGCTGCTGGCAACTAGAACACGCCGATCCCCTTGCGTCAAATCCAGGTCGATACTCAAGATCAAACCCCTCGCGGATGCCAGCCAGGAAGCAATCGTCACACAGTCTAATCCTGAGTCTCATCGCCTTCCTTCAAGTCCTCAAGAAGATCTTCCATCTCCGTGATGTCTCGACTCGCATTGGACATCCAGCATTTCTTAACTTCTAGGTCTTTTTGAATCCGCTGAACTTCCTCAAAGTACCGCCAGTAATCATCCTCGCGACGCTCAAGGTCTTTCTCAAGCTGTGCGATACGGTCAGCTTTACTCATCAGCTATCTCCCGGCTCTTCAAAGTATCGATCAATGACGTAGGTGAAGTCGTCAAAGTGCCTAGCAACTCCTGCGATCTGGCCGTTAATGTAGATGTCAACCTCCATGCTGGTACGGTCATCCAGGTATTTCACGTCGAAATCAACCTCGTAGCCGTCAAGCTCGAACCAGGCCATCTCCTTCTCAAGATCTTCCAGATACCCCTCAGAAACCTTCTTTGTATTGCCCGTAATGAAAGTCATTTCCATCCTCCTTTAAAAGTCGTTTACCTGGGTCAAAACTATCACCTTGTAGCTCCCACCGCAAGAGCAATGATACAAACGCTCGGGCGGACTTGCCATCACCATCTGTGCCCAGCTATTGCATCGTACCTCGACGCCGGTAAAACCACAGTGACAACTCTTGGTGAAGTTCACGTACCAGAAGGGGCCACCGTCCGAGTGCCAACTTTTCTTAGTCTGTACAGACGTGTGCCACTGGGACTCGCAGTAGATTTCATTAACGTCCACGAGTTCTTCAAGGTCGATATCCTCAAGCGTGTCTGTCATTTCATCCTCCTTTCAAGTGGATACTCTAAGCGCAAGGCCCTCACTTGACTTTTCCGAGTGAGGGCCTTGCGCTTTTCTGTTATCTAGTTCTTTCGGCGTGCGCCAAGAACCGCACCGGTTCCAACGATAAGAGCGACGATAGCGATCAGAACAAGGAACGCTACCTTCATTCCGTCGTCACTTCCGGTTTTGGCTAGAGTCTCGGTGTGCGGGGTAGTCGCGACGTTTAATGTCGTGCCACGTGTATCCGTGGTGGAGGTTTGCGAGCCTGAATCCGTCCCAGTCACCGGGATAATCGAAGGTGTAGTCGGTTGTTGCGGGGTGGGCGGCGTGTCTCCCGGGCATCCTGCCTCCTTTTCATTGCATGGGGTATCCACAGGGCCACAAACGTAGCCGTTGTCGGTCGGCTGCGCTTCCTGCCCGCTCGGGCAATCCGGAATAACCGGCGCGCAATCTCCACCATACACGAAACGCCAGGAAACCGCAATACCGTTGTAGTCCTCACCCTGGGTCAGGATAAGATCGGCCGTCAGCTTCGGCACGTCACGAACATGGTAGGTGTCCACCTGAGCCCACTGTCCGCAGCCAACACTCGGGCCGGGCAGCAGCGGCTGAGGCCACGTCACGTTCTGGTCGGTGCCCCCGTTAGGAAGAAGCCACCAAACCTCCGTAAGCTCATCGCCGGGGTCAGGGTCAGTCGAGGTAACGACAACCGTACACTCGCCCTGTGTATCCCCGTGGTTCAGGTGGGCTGGGAGCGCGCTGTCATCAATGGTGAGATTACTCCCGTTATGACAAACGGTGACCGGCGTGTGGCCCTTACCAGTGTCCAGTGCCGCCGATGAATCGCTGGCCGGTGAGCCTGTCGATGTAGTTACTGGGACCGCCGATTTGCTGATTTTCTCCTCGGTGGGCTGGCTGGTCGCGGTGCTTGCTGTTCCAGAGACTGTATCCGTTGTGGCGGTATTCTTCTGACTCGGCAATGGACTCGGGGCGGGTTCCGACTGGGTTTTCGTCGTCTGGATAGGTCCAGTCTGTGTTCCACTTGAAGTCGGCGTGTTTTCCGGCGATGATGTTACCCCCTGACTTGTTGTGTTGCCTTCCGCATAAGCGACCGTGCCGCCGATAGCCAGAAGAACGCTGGTAAGAATAGTTGCTGCGATTACCTTAGATGCCTTCACGAATGACCTCCGCAATGACCCGGTTGTCAACATCTTCATCGTCGTAAAGATAGGCATCCCGACTGTACGACCAACCTTCCGCCGTCTTTACAAAATACGTGGTTGTGTCGTTCCTAAGCCGAATGATGGCCCCAAACGTAAATTCCGCAGCCTTGCGCTTGGGCTCCTTGGTTGGCTCGCCGTCTTCGGGCGCGAAAATCTTATTGTCCTCAAGCTTGAAAATTCGCTGCTCAAGGTATCCCGTTGCGCTCTTATTCTCCTTAAGCTCTGCCTCAAGCTTGGCTACGCGCTCCTCAAGGGATGGCTCCTCCTCGGCGGGCTCAAGATTATCAAACCAGATGCCACTGTCTAGCGGGTCGATATCTGTCTCCTCGACCATCAGGTATCCAACCCTCACCTTCCGGACCGTTGCTATCTTTCCAATATGCTTCCACAACCACTCCTGGTTATGAATACCACCGTAATGAATGCGAACCTTGTCGCCTACTTTAAATTCCACCATGCTGAAATCCCCTTTCGTTTAGTGAAAACTCAACCATATTCCTAATCTTATCGACTTCGTAGTGAATGTCAATAGTCTCTCGGAAAGTTTTGTAGGTATTCTTTTCAAGCTCCATCAGCCATAGTTCCACACGGTTGTGATGCTCACGCTCAAACCGCCTGCGCTCTCGAACCCAGCGGGAGGTTGTCACTTTGACGCCCGACTGGCAGAGCCGAACCATGTCACGGCAACCAGCGACAGCCAGAAGACGTTCCAGAAGTTGACTCCATGCTGAATGATGTCATTGACATTCAGATTGATGATCTGCACGCCAATCAAGAACAGAGTTACGCCGATAACGAGTACCGCCATGACACTGATAAATACTCCGAATCCATTCATTTTTATCGTCCTTTCAGTTTCTGTTTAATGCGCCAAACCCATGAAGCCTGGCGCTCCTGAACCAGCTTGATGAGCCGGATTCTTTCCTGCTCTTGATTGTAGTGGAACTGGAGCCAAGAAATCAAGTCTTCCTCGCTCATAAATCTTCCAAAACATGTGTCCAGAAATCCACGTCCTGGCATGCCTTTCGAGCATCCCAGAGTGCCTGGCGATAGTTCGGATCATTCATCGGGTCACGATCACTCGTAAAGTAGTTACCCATCGTCTCCACCGCTGCGCTGAAGTCGTTCTCGCTGGTGTCAATCTGGTCATGTATGTACGAATAGAAGTCCATTAGTCCTCGATCACGGTAATCTTGCCCTTGAAGTGCTCCGCCTGAAGAAAGCCACCGAACTTCATGCCCCGGATTGCCAGCTTCTCATCGGTCTCGATAAAGTTATCATCGCCAACCTTGATCCACTCATCACCGGTCTCTGTGGTGAACCGCGTCCCGATCTTCAAGGCCTTCAGCTTCTCCTGCGCGGTGGGCTTCTTCTTCTTTGCGGGCTTGCTTGCCTTCATAAACTTCTCCAGGTGCTTGCGCTCGATGATGGCGTTGGCGAAATTCGAGTCGGCAGTAATAGCAACGTAAACCTCACCATTCCAAGGCATATCGCTAATAATTACGCTTTCATACTCAGTCTCGCCCTGTGTGGTCATGACAACCCGATCAATATTCAGGATGTCAAGATGCTCCGTATCAATATTCACGATTAATCCACTCCTTAAATTGTGCAACCTGCTCGGGCCTCAAAATAATACAGGGCTTGGTTTCGGTGTTGGCATAGGTGTCGCCAATCTCGATGTGCAGCCTGCCGTTGTCAAACTTCTTGGCCTCAAGAATGGAGAAGTTCTTTCCATCCCCGGCTTGCTCGATGAACTCAATCCAGTAGCTCATGCGTGCTCTCCCTTCCGGACGCCAGGCGTGTCGAGCACATCTGACGGGTTCTGATCGCGCAACTGGGCAAGCATCCTCTCCATATCAACGGCCTGTGCATCACCTTTGAAGTCGCCCAGATCCCGGACGCCGAGCGGGTTTCGGGTCTTGCCCTTGTGGAGCGCATTCGCCTCGGTCTGGCGCTGAATCTGGAAATCAATGGGAAGGCCTGTCAGTGATGCGATGTACTGGCCGATTGCCATGCCCAAGAACGCGACACCCGTCGGTCGGATCGCCTTGACGAGTCGATCATGCGTCTTGTCGGCCATGATGAATCTGACGTCCACATCACCGAACTGGCGCTTCTCGGCGGCGGTGCCGACGAGGTAGCAACCGAACGATCCGAGCGCCTCGTTTATTGGCTTGCACGCTTGATCAAGGAGGAACATCTGTCGTGGGCTGAGTGCGCTCATGCCACCTCTCCGTTCCGGATCGCTGCGGCACGCTCACGAAGACGGTTTGCCCATCCCACGGGCCTCAATTCCGCATCGAGCGACAGGTCAGCGTGATAGTGATCTGCGGCCGCTTCGAGTGCGCGTGCTGCTACTTCCTGGTCGTGTTCCCCCAGAACCGTGGACGGGACAGATTCGAGGATTTCGAGAACCTCAACCTCATCAGAGCCCATCGCTTCCCGGTCATAAGCGGCATTGACCGCGCGCGCCTTCTCGATGACGGCTTCGAGTTCGACCCTGCGCGCCTCACTATCCGCAAACCGGGCACGAGAGGCAGCCAGTGCCCGCAGAGCATCGTCACGGTCTCGATACGACGCGCGGACCTGGCCCTGCAAAGTGATTATCTGCGCATCCTGGTTGCGGACCTTATTGCGGAGAACCCGACCCTCCTCTTGCTCCGCCTCCAACATGTTTTCAAGGGCTTCACTCTCCACGGTGAACTCGTAGTCGGTCATGCTTTCGTCTCCTTCGTTTCGGCCAGAGAGATGCGGGTGATGGCGTGCACGAGACTCGGCCAGTTGCTTCACCGCCTCGTCGTAGTCAAGCAGCGCTTGAACTGTCCGCTGCTCGGCATCCACGAGGGCAAGGTGCAGTTTGTCACGCTCCGCCGCACGCTCATCAGCGAACCCATGCATGATCTGATAGCTCTTGAGCAGCTTCTCGTTATCATCAGCCAGGGCCTCAACGGCGTCTCGAAGATCGGCAATATCGGCCAACGTTGCCCAATCCCGAGTTTTTTCAAGCAGTAGTCTGTAGTCAGTCATGATTCTCCCTTCCTGTTGTTGCCACTCTAAACCCAGTGGTTCGGAATGTCAAGCGTCTTCCCCGAGAATCGCGCGAGCAAGCTCAACGGCCGGGTCGTTGTAGACGATCCGTCCCTCGTCGGCAGCCCTGTGGTGGGACTCACGTAGGATCGCGAGTTGCGGGTCGATAGTGCGATGCAGGGTCACGATCAGATCGGCGTCAGCGCGCTCCTTTTCGCCGTCGTCGTTATCCGTACGAGAGGCCACTCCTACAGGGGAACCACCCGGGCCGAAATCGTCGCGATGATCGACCTCCATGACTCCGCCGTAGAACGGCAGCGCCGACTCCTGCCAGATCCACCACCAACCCTTGTTGTTGGCGCTCGTGTAGGTGGAGTCGCCCATGTCGTGAACAATCCATGGGCCGGTAGTGCTCGCCGCCCTCTGTGTTTCGAGTTTGTCGATGGCGGCTTGGATAGTCTCCGCGGCGCTCACAACTCAACCTCATGAGCCTCAAACCTTGACCCGAAACTATGCTCGGTAAGCTGAGAAACCGCGTTGCTGAAGGTGCTGTAGTAGTAGTCCTCGTCCAGGCGAATGTATCGCGTAGCCCCAACGCCCGCTCCCGCGAAAACCGTTCCTGGCTTCATGGCCTTGATGACCTCGTATGCAGTCGGCTTATCCTCGATGAAGTCCCACTCACGCTTAGAGAAGTGTCGGACATTAAATCGTGTATCACCAACAACATTTACGATAAATACATCAGCAGCCTGTATATGTCCTTTATTAGTCTCCACCGTAAGCGTGTCACCCGTAGTCTTGTTAATCAGCTTTCCCTTAGTCATCGGACTCTCCCTCCAGAAGGTCAATAATTTCCCTGGCCAGATCAAGCCATCCAACGTCATACCCCTTAGTCCACACGCTCCGACCGGGGAACTCTTCAACGTCTTTAATCCCCTGCTTCAGGTATGCAACCAGTTCATCGTTCGTCATTTCTTGTCCTCCTCAATCGCTTTCATTGCTTCCTGGACCCACCATAGGGCAGAGAGCCAACCGTTGTCAAATTCCTCATATGGGTCATGTGGTTCCCGAATCTCTTCGTTAACCAGATTCTTGAGTGCCTTCCATTTGTTCATAAGTCAGTCTTCTCCATCCCCATAGTCGGCAATCTCCCCCTCAGTCATGGGCTCCTCATCGTAGGTATCCCAGGTATAGTCATCCTGGTTACGCTCTCGACCAAGCTCTACGCCATCCTTGAGGTAGACAGTCTCCGTGTGCTGCATGACGCTGGTGTACTTCGTGTATTCAGCCATCAGTCAATCTCCTCGTAATCGTCACCTGGCGTGTGCGTCTGCGGAAAAAGCTCACTAGAAGTAGTCCAATCCCCCAAGTCGAAACCGGCATACCCGGACGCATAAGGAAGCTTGGAGTCGAATGCCTTCTCCACCGCCTCCTCGCCATCAAATGCCTCAACCTCAACAACGGTCGATGCAACTGCCACTAGATAAACATTAAACTTAGGCATCAGTTCTCCTCCCGCGCCGCCAGAAGCTGCTCAATAAGCCAGTCAAGTGCCTCGCTACGAGAGACGATGATCCATTGATTAAGGGCCTTGTTGCTCCCCATCCTGGTTTCGCTCTCGTGGATACTTACCTGACCCGGACTGGATGTAACTTTCAATGTTGAGGTATAGTCCCCGGACGTGAAACTCTTGCTTGCCATTTACCGCTCCTCCAAAATCTCATCGAGTGCGTCACGGAGCTTCACTAGTGCCGCCCGCGTGAAGTAAACATCGTCATGAGTTGTCTCGTCGGAATCAACCTCGTAGTCCTGGCTCAGTACCCATGTTTTGCCATCAAACTTCTGGTGCAGCCATGTACGTGAATCGTAATCGTTCTCAATTTCGTAGCTAGTCATTTACAACTTTCTCCTTCCATTCGTCCTGCTGTACAAGCCAAGTCAACCACTCCGGAGCGTCGTTGTCAAGCGCTTTGCTGAACTTCTTCTCGGGTCCCGTGCGTCCATACCCCTCGGGCTTCGTCTCATCCGGCACGGCAACGAAAACGGAGTAGCGGGCCTCATCAAAGGTAACGTCCCAGGTGTTCTCGCCGTCAAAGACGATGGCCCAGGTCGTCGTGAATGCGGGGTTACCCTGAGTCGAACTCCACACGCCGTAAAGCTCGTAGGGAAGGGTGGGGTTCAGGGTCTCGAAGTAACGGCCCTTGGCGCGCTCTCGGGCATCCTTGAGGTACTTGTAAACCGTTCCCCGGTTCGTGGTATTCATGGCCCGGGCCAGGTCCGCCACGGTGATCTTGTAGGGATAGCCAACACGGTCAACCTTGCTCTGCACGAGGGCCGAAAACTCCTCGCGAGCCCGCTCCATCTCCTCCTCGGCCTCCAGCTTCTTCTGAGCCATGATCTTGTCCCACATGCCCTTCAGTTCGCCGTACGCGGTCTGAATCTCGGCAAGCTCCTTGTTCTTGACGGGGTTGTTCTTAGTCAATGGAGAAGCTCCCCTTCGATTTCCTTCTCGATAATCAGCTTGTTCGGCGGGTAGTCGCCAGTGAGCGTGCGGGTTACGGCCTCAAGCTCGGCCATTTTCAGCATGTCCTCGTAGTCCTTGTACGTAAGGTCAGCAAGTTTCTTAATGGCGTTGGCGACGGCGTCACGAGGGTCATCTCCCCAACGCTCAGGCTTATCCAGAATCTCTGCCAGGTGATAACTGTTTGACCTCATGCTCGTGGGTCGCTTCGGCTTCCCATTGCGCTTGAACCGCTTCTGCATGAGACGCACGATAACGTAGGTTCCCCACTGCTCATCAGAATAGGAGACGTGCCAGTAGTAGCCCTCCGGAAGTGCCGGAAGGTTAGTGTTCGGATTGATTTCAGCCAACGCTTTCCCCATTCAGAATGACAGTTTTAACCGCTTCCATTTCGTAGAGTGTTCCCCCACCTTGGCGAATCAAATCCTCGACCCATTCCTTTCGAACGATTACGCTTCCATCCCACCATGTCTTATCGATGAGGTCGATAGCGTGCCAAGTCTCGCGCGTCTGGCCACCATTTCCACCATTAAAGAAAACGGCGTATGTTCCGTTATTGGTTGGTAGTTGCATGATTACTCTCCTTAATAAAATTGATTACCTCCAGGATGGCGTCGTGTGCTCCACCGTTTCGGTCACCAAGTTCCCGATGGCCCCGGGTTTCCCCGCCGTTCCTCTCAAGCAGTTCAATCTTTCTTTGCGCGGAGGCATATTCGTCCCAGTAGACCTCGCGCTCACCCTCCAGGAACTCTAGGAGCGCATCAACTGGGATGTAGTCGCCTTCAATGATGTCATCAGTCATGATTACTCCTCACCAAGTTTTACGGCGAAATGCGCCAGCTTGTGAATAAGGTCGAACGCCTCTTTCTGGTCAAGGTAAATGGCGGTGCCGGTGGTCCCGTTTGGGGTTGGCGTATTGAGTGTCACCTTGATGGGTCGCTCCATCCACTTCTCGGAGTTTTCAATAATGATGTCGTACGGCAGATAGTCAGCCATGATTACTCTCCTTCTTCGTAGTCGTAGTTCCAGCTTCCAACAATGTCGCCCTGACGATTGCGCATGACGAGAGCGATATCGTGGCCGATTGCGAACCTGCTGTCCACCCACTTCACCGCTTCCATGTACGCGCTCTTTGAGGTCGTGCTGAAGGTGGCAATCTCGGCCCACTGATAACGCCCAATCTCGGACCACTGATAACGCCCGCTGGCCGTGGTCATGATGTCGATTGATGCATAAGTCTGGTCATCCTTGGCCATGATTATGACCCCCTTTCGTTGTTGTGTATCGATTTGTGTAGTTACCGTATCACACATTTGGATGCATGTCAAGGGTGCCCAAGGTAAGTTTTGCACTTCGGGCAGGTGTCCGTCAGTTCACATAACACGCACCATTCGTCGTCTGCAACACTTCCCCGATACTCGGAATCATCACCTAGATAGACCCCGCAGAGGGACCAGTCGGGTTCAATGTCTCCGGGGTAGCATGTCGAGCAATACTCGTGAACCGGGTCATCTTCCGAGTCAGAATTGGTGAGCCGGGCGTCGATTTCGGTCATGAAAATAGTCATGATTACCTCCCTTCGGGTTCAGCATAGGGTGAAATTTTTCGGGCGTCAAGAGATTTTACAAGGTTTTGGAGTCAGGATTTTGCCCCCTAGCCATGATTGCCACCCCATTTGCAGCCACGATTGCTCCCCCTTGTTCTACGGCCTGTAGAAGTGTGAAATGGACAAAATCGGGGATGGAAGTGTATAAGTGTACAAAAAAGTGTGTCCTGGGAACTGTGTCTGTTTTGGATACGGTTTTGAATACGTATATTGGAGAAATACGGTGAAATTCGGGATGGAAAAAATGGCGGAAAAATGAAAAACCCCAGAAAATCAATGGTGTCGGACCTGTGGACAAAAAAGGGTTTCATAAGTTTCTAGTTACATGTGTACTTTTAATAAATACAGATGTAGTTGTCATTGTGTGTAATAGAGATTTTGTGTTGAAGCGTGAGAGTGCTTTATTTGGGATGGTGTTTTGCCTCGCGTCGCGTATGTGCGCGCGTGATTGTAGCATCGAATTTGGGTTGGTTTGGGAAATCCGCTGAGCTTTTTTCTTGAGGCTCGCTGTTGCGTGAGTGGGCTCCATCGGCGGGCGTTAGGGGGCGAGCGCGCGGGAAGCGAAAAAGTCCGTGAGTTTTTTGAGAGGGTCACATTGTGGACGGGCTCGCTTTGTTCGGTTTCGGAGCTTTGTTCGGCCTTGGTGAACCGAGGTCTTGGAGTGAACAATGTGATATTTCGGGTTTGTGTGTGAGCGTGCCGATTCGGTGTGGGACTGCTCGCAACGTTGGGGGCTTGGGGAGGATTCCATACTGAGCGGCCATGAGCGCCCGCTTGAGAGGGTTTTATGGTGGGTATGGGTCATTGAGTCACATTGGGAGGTCGGGGGCTTAGGAAGCGCTTTCCCAGTATTGGCTATCTGCATGGTCCTCCCTTCCTGGCTAGAAACTCTGAATGTCCATCCTCCGGCCTTGTAAGGGGTCTAGGAGAGGCTTTCACGGCGTCTAGGGGTGGTTGCCTAGGTCGATGGTGTTAGGGCTTTAGATTGGCGTACAGCGCTTTGGGGAAAGTGCCAGAGTTGCGGAAGTCCCAAAGGGCATGAAAATACCCCCTAACCATGACTAGTCCACAGCTAGGGGGTATTGGACAAGTCAATTACCCCTCCCTAAGCTCATCCATCATTGCGATGAATCGGAGGCCGCTAACTACCTCTTCGATTACAGCAGCAGCAGTGCTCTTTGATTCAACAACTATCGTGAATCGAACATCTGGATGTGCTCGCGTCCACACATAGATCATGGTTAGTTCCACCCCCGTTCGCGCTTGTGATCTGCGATCTGGTTGAGGACGAATTCAGAGTGTCGGGGCATCGAGCACTCGAACTGCTTGCGCTTCTGCTCCTGACGGCGGGCCAGGGTCGCGGCCTTCGCCTCTTTGGTGCTCTTACGGTTCTCAGACATGATTGCTCCATCCCTTCAAGATGTGTTAGTTGAGCGCGCCCTAGCAGGTCATGAGCCTGTTTTCAGTGTCGTCACCTAGGGCTGTTTCGGTTACCGGCAGTAATAAGTCGTACCGTTAACCTCAATGGAGTTGTAATCGTACTTTAGTTCTCGCGCTGCGCGCTCCCAATCGATACAGGTATAAGGCCAACTAGCTTCGGGATCAATGGCCCCGATGTCCTCCGCCAATTCCTGAGCGTAGTCCTCAAAGTGCCATTCGGCGATGAAGGTCGTTCCGTACTCCCAGTCTTCAGCAGTATCCTGACCCTGCTCCTGAATCGCATAGAGGGCGTCAAGCTCATCCTGCTTTTCCGGCTCACGGTCGATAACTTCGATTGCTTCCAAGTACTCGATCCGATCCATAACGTCCCGCGAGTCGAAAACCTCGGCGTTGAAGTCGAATTCTTTGTTTCCCAGCATGATTGTCACCCTTTCAAAGTGATTATTGCTCGTCGGTGGATTCCCACTCGCCCAGGAATTCGCCCCGGGCCAGCATTTCGGCTAGCTCATCTTCGTAGCTTTCCATTAGAGAATCCCCATTGCATCTTCTAGGCGGTAAATCGTGAAGACCGGGTCCGCCCACCCCATCATTTCGCAGGTCGCCTGAAGGGTGTCGATGGAGACGATACCCATCTCAGCGCTCATTGGGTCTTGCTTATCGCTTTTGTGACCCGGGATGTTATAAGCGATTCGTACTCGATCACCAGACATCACCAAGAGGTTAAGGGTTGCGATTGCTTCAGCCGCATTCATGATTCCTATCCTTTCGATCTAGGACTAGTCAATCATGATCAAGAGTGAATGTCAAGCGCTAACGTCAAGCTCTGCAACCTCAAAAAGTCTCCACCGCTCATCCACGGTTTCCAGGATGCCGTAAGCCTCCGTGAGCATGTCCACGTTCTTGATGTAATGGTGGGCGCACCACTCGAATGTGAAGTTGTAGCTGACCGTGCGGACGTAGGCTTGCGCTTGGCAGGCGTCGCAACGGTGATTAGCATCCATCGTCACAACTCTGTGGGTGGGTTCTACCGGGGCGGGGCGAGGACTCACAATGGGAGAGCCGGGGACACCAATGGGCATGATCGTTATCCTAACTTTCGTTATCCCAATTGTAGGTCACGATTCGATGGCCTTGATCGGAAGCGCTTTGATCGCATCCAGGGTGGACTCAATCTCATCGGGGAAGAGCCAGCCGAGAACATCACTGGTAACCGGGGTGTCATAAACGATGTCAAACTCTCCATTCTCGTCCCAGCGGATAACGGCAATCTCGTTGCCATAACTACCGGAATGGTTAACTAGGCTTGCTCCGTAGCCATTCTCAAAGCGGAACAGATACTGAATCCCACCGTGAAGACGGCTTGTCTCAACTGGGGTGTGCTTACTCCATCCGGTGAGGTTTGCCGCCTCGCGGTTGGTAATTCGCTCGATATTGTTGGTCATCTTAATCGTTATCCCTTACTCGTCGTCAATGGAGGTCAGGCCGTAGGTAGCGCGGGCTTCCGGGGCATCTTCGGTCAGAACATATCGAGTTGCTTCGGTTGTAGCCTGCCGCGTTCCCTTGATGATTCCGTGTGACCAGGGTTCGGGGCAGATGTGTCGCTCGCGATAGTTCAAGATAGCATTACAGACCAGACGACCGCGGACGTTAGTCCTCCCACTGCGCGTTCCAAGCTCGTTGCGGACCCCGCCGATACGGGCGCCCTGCGACGGAGTGATAACGGATGGATTGTGCTTACCCTCCGCGATTCGCTCCCAGAGTTGGCCCCGAAACTTACCCAGGATACCGCTCTCTGGCCATTGGGGCTGATTGGTGATTGTTTCAGCCTCGATGGCGCTGATAACATCGTCGCGCTCCAGGTGATAGACGATTTGTGCAGTCATGATTCGATCCTTTCAAAATCGATCTGTTACTAGTGATTCTGCATTTCCATCGACGTTTTGTCAAGTGGATTACGCGAATTCCAACAAATTCACAGAAATATTACGCGAGCTTGACCAATTCGTATCCATCGGCACTAGTCACGTAACCTTCGTCAACTGAAATATCGTATTCGAAGGCGCGATCTTCCCCAAGTCCCCGAACACTTATCACTGTTGCAGCGTGCCCGGTCCACAGCACCCGATCCCCGACCTTAAACATGTTAAATCTCCAATCCAAATACGCGATATGTGATATATCTGATTCCGAGTTTCAGCCATTCACCGAGGGCGATGCTGATGGTAGCCAGCAGGATGACGGTAATCATTCGGCGTACCCTGAATCACGGGCCACCACGTTGCCCCCGGCGTCGATGCAACGCTCGATGGACGTATACGCGGGCTGGGGGTACAGGTCGCACGCGGCGAGGGTGATATCGGGGCCATAGTAGAAGTGGCCATTCCAGGATACGAAGCTCTGCCCAAGATTGTTAGCCCTGCTCACAGCGTCCCAGTAGCAGTTGTCGCTATCTTCGGTAGGGCAGGCGTTGAGTCCACCATGCGACTCGATGTCACGCGACACAGCAGCGGGCAAGTGCACGCCAGCATACACCACCGTGGTAGTGGTGTCAGTGGTAGGTGCAGTCTCGTGGCGAGACAGTCCGACGTTAGCGGATACGACCAATGCAGCAGCAGTAGCAACACAGATAGCAATGGTAGCGATGGTGCTCTTCGATGTCTTCATAGTGCTCAGCTTACGCGCATCATGGTGTGGTGTCAAGCATCATACTGAATGGATAGCTAGGCTATGTGTACATGGCATACGCATACCATCTGCTATGTGTATGGTGTACATGCGTTATGCATAAGTGTTATCAATAACAAACACATGCTATGGGTAGGGGTATGTGCTATTGATGTGTGATATATCAGTGGCAGTACGGTATGTACATGGATGATGTGCAATATGTGATGTGAAATATATACAATGCACGCGAGGAAAGGCTACGGGTGGGTGATATTTATATGTGAAATGTTAGATAAAACATTACAGATTTTGTGTGTCACATATGCGTGTGGGGCGGCGAGTATACCCGGGTGTAAATTCCAAATGACCCAGAATAAGCCGGGGCTTGACTCCCCCAAATTTTTTTGATACGCTAGGCGTAGATAAGCCAAATGAAAGGAGCTTAGAATGAGCGAAGATTACATGGCGCTGGTGGAGCGGATTCGCGGCGACCACGATTCCGGTTTCCTGATCGGCTGGGCAGATGTATCGCCGTTAGCGGATGCTGTTGAGGCCCTAGACCGCGAAGTAAACGAATGGCAAGCACGCGAGTCAAATGTGTACGAGGTTCTTCGGGAGGTTCAAGCCCAGCGTGATGCTCTGCAAGCGCAACTCGACAACATGACCACCGAGGAGCGATCCACGGTGGTCAGGATCAATGCCAAGGGCAACGTAGATGTTGGTCCCGTTCGGCATGAGCAGCGCCTGGTTGGCCCGTGGGTGGAGGTAACGGACTGATGGACATCCGAGACGAAGCCCAGCGGCGGTACCCGGAGGATTACAAGACTGTCGGTGGCAGCGCCATGGAACGCCGAGCGTTCATTGCTGGTGCGGAGTGGGCGCGGGTGGAATTGCTGGAAGAGCTTGCCAAACGAGCGGATGAAGAGTTAGACTGGGGGTACCTTGAAGGAACCTCGACATGGCTCCGGGAAATCGCAAAGGAGGTGACCGACTGATGGATATTCCAAACGACGTGATTGATGTGTCAGCCCGACGGCTCTGGTTCCATCATGTGTCAGACGAATGGGCAGACACGGCACCCGAGATTTACCACATGTGCGAGGAATCAGTTCGCGTCGTTGCACCCCTGATTGCGGAGTGGGCGCGGAAGGAAGCACTCAAAGAAGCGCTCAAGATTGCTAGCGAAACTGCTGATGAATTTGGATGGATTTACCAGTGGGATTATGTCAAGCGCATGAAACAGGAGATTGGAGAGGAGAACTGATGGAAGACTACTGGGGCGGTGGACAGCTTGGAAGCCCACAGGCGCGCGCAATCACCAAAATGAAGCGCGACAACCCCGAGGAGTACGCTAAGCTCATGCGTCCGGCAAAGATTCGGCTGGGCATCATTCTAGGAGCTATCGGGGCGTTCGGTCTGGGCTGGATGATTCTCTGCATGGTGGTGGCGTGAGAGAAGAATACTCGGCTTTTATTGTCCGGTCATCGGAGGGCAGGCGAGAGTCCGTCGCTCCAGAGGACTGGGAAGCCTACGAACAGCAGCGCCAGGCGATACTGAAGTGGTTACGAGCGAGGGAGGATAAGTGACGACCGAGACCGAGTACCGCGTGATTTATACGCGTAATGGCCACATTCGATACAGGGATGGCTTTCCGGCAAAGGATATCTGGTGGGCTAGCTACCTTCATGACATCAAGGGATACGAAGTTGTGGGATGGGAAGAACGCACGATCACAACTTCGGCCTGGAGGAAGAGTGAGTAACAAGTACGACGAGGGCTATTACCGTGTTGCCGCGAGTTGGTTCCTGGCGCTCGATGACGGGCGGAAGTCAAATTCGTACTGGGCGAAGGTCTTTGGCGTTGACCCTGAGACAATCGAGAACTGGCGGCGGGAGGGTGGCAAGAGGAATCGCTACCGGGTCTCCCCCGAACTGTTGGCGCGTGCCGAAGAACTCATCAACGCCGGGCATTCCTATAAGCGTGTTGCCAGGGAACTTGGCGGGGTCAGTGACGTGGCCCTTGGTAAGCGCTTTCCCAAGCCCAGGCGACGGACCCAGCGCGACAACGTGACCTGGGCGAAGGAATTGCTGGAGGACGGATGCAGCTACGCGGAGGTTGAGCGCAGCACAGGCATCGGGGTCAAGGAATTGCAGGAAACTTACCCTGGTCACGCCTGGAGCATCGATGATCTTCTGGACTTCCAGCGGACCCTACGCAACGCCAAGAAGAAAATGCCAACACACATCAAGGAAATCTTCTTCGGACCCTGAATTTCCATGCTAGGATGTAAATGCGTCGATGTGGACGTTTTACCTCCTTCCAAGTGCTGATCCCGGACCGCTCCGGGGGTAGGCGCTTACCGCCCCCCAGGGACTTTCATCCTTTCACCCTGGGGGGCCTCTTCATGCTAGGATGGGGTATCAGCGCCCTCCCAAGCCTCTCAACGAAGCTCAAATGCGGAGGGTCTTTCTATGCCTGGATTAAAGAAATCTTGACTGGATGAACGGTTCATTCAAGAAAATACGGAAAAACTTTAACTGTTCCGGTTTATGCCCCAGAATTCGGACTAAAAGCTTGCTATTCCGGGGTGTTCTGTGATAGTCTGGGCACCATCGAAACGAAAGGAGGCCCAAATATGGGTGTTGATTACACGGCGGTTTCAGGCTATGGATTCGTTCTGGGGCCGGACGAGAAGGCGCTTTTCCTCAATTCCGAGGACGGTGACTACTACGAGGACATCGAAAAGTTCCTGGAGAAGTATTCAGAGCTTCAAATTCTTGTGGCGGGAAGCTATGCTTACTCTGGTGACGAGGACGACCTTGCCCTGGCAGTTGTGGTCGGGGCAAGCTGGAAATCTGGTGATGTCCACTGTGACCGCATTTGGAGCGAGGTTCATAGCGAGGACATCTCCGAAGAGGCCGAGGCTCAGTTGAAGCAGGCCGCCAACGACCTTGCTATTGATAATCCGCGCTTTGCGTTTGTGTCAGGGGTGCATGTCTGGTGACCGAGGGTGAGCTTAAGACGTCAGAGGAGTGGTCTGAAATTCTCGATATCACGGTGATGGACCCGGATGGCTGGGACCGAAAGAATTTTGCGGAGTCATGGAACGAGTTGATTACCCGCGACGAGTTCATGAAGCGAGCAATTTACAGCACACTGGTACCGAAAGGATGGTTCAAGTAATGGGATTCAATCTGGACAAATTTCTCACCGCCTACAAGGAAGATATCTTCCCTTGGTGGGATGAAGAGTCTAAGGGTGATTATGACCAGCGGTATGCCGAGGGGTATGCCCAGGCGGTAGATGACGTTATTCACGACATCGAGAAGGGTTGGTACGATGACTAAGGTCTACCTGGATAGAAACAAGCTTCTCAAGGAGATTCAGGAGTCCAAGGCGCTTGTTACCGCCAAGATTCAGGCCGCTGACGCTCAGCAGGCAGAAGACATCTACTGGACTGGCTATCATCACGCTCTTGAAGACATGGTTGACGTTGTTCTGAATGGCAACTACGACGTGGAGGTTAAGGATGCTGAATAATCAAGCCTTTTACAAGAGCATTGCTGATGCAAGAAGTCTGGGGGATGATGACCCGGAAGACCGCCACGCCTGGGAGGATTACCTTACCCATCAGTTTCTTGAGCATGTCCGCGACACTGGTGGCACGCATGCTCTTGGTGCGAAGCTTCTTCTGGAGATGCTGGACGATGACGTGGCCAGGTGGTACGCATGAACGAAATCGAGAAGCGATCGATGAGGCGCTGGCTGGTTGGTCAGGTTGCGGGAAACTATCGGTTCAAAAGGAGCAATTTCCACACCACGGATGACGAGTGGGGCAAGGGATATATGTTCGGTAAAGACCTTATTCTTACCCAGGTTGCCGTGAGACTCTTCGGAACCGAGGAAGCCCTAGATATTTTCAATGAAGCAGAGAAGGAGGCTGCGTACTAATGGGAACTACACTGGTTACAACTGTCGGCTGGGGGTTCCCGCTGACCGAAGAGGACGTTGAAAAGCTGGATCGCCTGGCTTATGACGCTGACCCGAAGGCGCAGGAGGAATACGAGGATTTCGAGGATTATCAAGCCGACTACGCGGGTGAAAGCCTGTGGGGGTTGCTTCGGGATTTCAAGAACTGGGATTACAGTTCTTCATACTTTTACGATTACTACCCTGACGAGAACCGCTACTACGTTTACCTCAAGCGACTGACCAAAACCTTCTATGGGGTTGGATTTCACGAGTATCCAGATGAGGATGAATTTCTGGCACTGAGCAATGGTGAACTCCAGGAGTTCGAGAAGATAAAGGAGCTACTGGGTCGTGACGATATACAGTGGGATCGATTTGTACAGACGAGCGTGGGCTGATGTTTGGTAAAGTCGTATTCTGGGGGCTTGTAGCCCTGGCATTTCTCATGGAGGTTGCAACCGTTGTCGTCTGGGTCGTCGCCGCTTGGACCTTTGACAACCCCGAAGTTCAGGGCGCTCTCACTACAACCGGTGTAATCACACTGGTTGTTGGGGTATTTGCCGCTCTTGGCGCAGTAATCATGGGCGCTAACAAGAAATACTGGTAATGATTAATTTCGAGCGGTACTGGAAGCAGTTGACCCGTAAGACATGGATAGGGAGGATTTGGAAGCGATGAGTGAAGATGAAGAGGCAGACCGCATTGTTGAAATTAAGCGCAATTTAGCAATAGCGCTAAGCGATGAAGGGATTGTGGCATTGCCATGGGAGTACGAGGATGATATCCACGTTGAAGGACCATTGCTTGAAATTCTAAGAGTAGCTCGCGTCTGGCGTGAGGAAATCGAGGAGCTTGGATAATGGCTAGTTTTAACTTAGGCCCCCATCCGAGTATGAAGGCCGTGTTGGAGAAGTATAACCTGAAGGAGAAGGTTCCGCTTACCGAGTTCATCAATGCTCTGGATAAGCGCGAGAATGGGTATACCTGGCGCGACTTGATCCCCGATGGTGTACCCTTTGTGGCGTGGTATCTTTTGTACGACGCATACCTGGAAGATGAGGAGAGAAATGCCCGCTGGAAGGCCGAAAGGCTCAACGAATACGCCGAAGCCGGAACCGGTGAAGCCCACGAGGGAAACATTGGGCAATTTAGTGATTGAGAATCCGAAGTATTGGGTTGATGTCAAGCCAATACTTCGGAAGACCGAGTACAGCAAGAATGACTACATGTACTGGGAGGCTACCCTTTACCACGGAGAGCGGGCAGTAGCAGGCGAATACTTCTATCCCGACTACATCGACATCGGTCTTGGCGATTATCGTGAATCCGATATCAAAGACTGGGCACATCGGAAAATGCTAGTTGACAAGGCTAGACGTAATGAGGTAGAGTCGTACAGAATCGATTTGGAGGAGGAGTAATGGATGATTTAGGGTTTGGGGTTGGCCATTCCTTCGGTCTTTACGAGGCCTATGTAGAGGCGCGCAACGCTTACGAGGCTGGCGAAATCGAGCTTTGGCTGGAGTATAACCGCCCCAAGTCCGGTGAGGAGTGGGATACTTGGACGGCTGAGCACGGCTCACACGAGGAGTTTACAAAGAGATGGAAGAAGGAGGACTAGTTGACTACAGTAGTTGCAGTTGAGGGTAAAAAGGGTGTTACGTTCGCCGCCGATAGCCGCATTTCGTGGTATGCCAAGCATGATGGCTGGCTTGACAAGGTGGTGAAGAATGGTAAGTTTACCTTTGGAACGGCTGGTGCACTGCGGGCTATTCAGATTCTCCAGTACGCCAAGCTTCCGGAACCCCCGAAAACAGACGATGCCAAGATTCTGGATCGTTTCGTTACCAAGGAGCTTGTCAGCAGCATCAAGGACGCCTTTCGGGATGTTGATTCGGATGCCGATGGCGTGAGTGACATCATCGGGTCCGTTCGTGGCCGCGTCTATGTATTCAGCAGCGATGGCGCGTGGGTTCGAAACCCTGACGGTATTTATGCCGTGGGCTCGGGCGCTCCGTACGCCCTGGGCGCGCTGAAGGCCGGGGCAACCCCCAAGGAGGCCGTCAAAATCGCCAGCATCTTCGACAGCGGAACCAATGATGACGTTCGGGTGGTGAAGTCGCGATGAATGACCGGCTTGCACGCGAACTCGTGGATATTCTGCGCCAGATTCGCGATGAACTCCGCGAGATTAATGGCAAGGACGCGGAGGGAAATCGAAAGTTTCCAACGCCACCTCCACCTAAAATCTGGCCACCGGTTCCATATCAGCCGTACTATCCCACAAGTCCTTATATTCCGACCATCTGGGGCCAGCAGATTTCGGCAACTTCGGATGGAACAAAGCTTCACAATCATTCGGAAGACTGATACAATCTAGATAACTACAAACCGCGTATTCGTAAGTGGGTACGATGGGCGAAATCCCATCCGAGGGGTGCGACTCGGCATTACGCACATAAGGGCTTGAAATAGTGTTCGACGGGAAAGACCGCTTGCGGAACCTTACTCGGACTCCGGGGCAGAACCGGACAGGTCCACGTAGCAACCTCTCGGCTAAATGGCCGTGTAACCCGGATTGAAAGAGTGTGAGGGGCTACTTATCCTCCATAGCTCAGTTGGTAGAGCGGGAAGCTGTTAACTTCTAGGTCATTGGTTCGAGTCCAGTTGGGGGAGCGGGGCGTGAGATGTGCTGAGTGCGCCCAGGTGTCGGGTGACGAGTATGGCGCTTAGTTGCCCGACACCGACATACTTCAAGGAGATTCAATGAAGAAACTCATTTACGCAGGGTCAATGCTTCTGATTGTCCCGCTGAGTATTTTAAGCTGTGAGCTTATTATCCGAGCCAAGGAAATGTCCTACTGGAAAGTGCGATAGACTAGAATAGCATTCGCCCCCGGTGCTCATGGATGTTTGGACCTTCCGTGATTCCGGGGGTTTTGTATATCTCCTGGTATTCTTATATATCATGGGAGATAACATCGAACGCACCGACCTGGACAAGCTCCTCCTCGCCAATGCCAATAAGAGCCTGGAGGAGATTTCTGCGCTTACTGGCCTGAGTCCCGAGGATGCGGCCACCCGACTGAGCCAGCTTTACGAGGACCGTGGCGTGCTGACAGACCTGTACCGCGAGCGTCAGCTTATTGAAGACCTCTATGACATCTACGAGGAAGTCAAGCAGAAGGCGGCTTCAGCAGCAGAACGCAACTCGGCGGGACTTTACAACGCCCTCCGTCAAATCATCACGCTGATGTTTGACCGCCTGGAGAAGGCACGCAACAAAAATGAGCGCGACCTGACCACCGTCAACGAGTTCCACGCCCGGATTATGGTGGAGGCCATCTCGCTGGCTTTTGAGAAGGCGCTGTTTGAGCTTCAGAAGCGCTACCCCGAGGTTGACCGCGAGGA